AACTTTAATTGTTTCGGTATATAAATTTTGCCCAGAGTCTTTGTTTATAACCAATTCATCGAGGTTTAGAAACACATAAGTTTTTCCATTGATACTTGTTTTAAAATTGCTTCCGCGTGGTAAAGTAATGGCTGATCGCCCGTCACCAACAAATGAAACATTTATTGAAGCAGAAGCACTAGCTTTACTGCGAGGAATATAGCCAACAAGTTTTGCATTTGAAACTACACTGCTGCGCAATTGGGCGCTGTCAATAAATGTTTCATTTAGTGCCATATGCGCCAAAATTGCATTATAGTGTGTGTTGTATGCTAATACATCTAGCAGTTGGTTTAATCCGCTGCCAGCATAATTCCAATCACTAAATGGTGAATCGCTTGTTGTAAAATAATCAATTAGATTTTGTTTGATTGCATCAAAATCCAATTCGGTTACATTTAGTGTTTGTCTAGAAATTGACATATATTGATTATCTTAAACGGGTTAAATAAAATTGAACTTCTTCTTCTTGATCGTATAGTACAACAAATCCTATGGTTATGCGGTATGCATTGTTGTCGCTATCATCATATATTTGAACGGTCACATTGTTTATTCTTGGTTCAAACTGACCAAGGCATCGCAAGATTTCATCCTTTAACGAAAGAGCAGTAAAAATACTAGCTGGCTCAAACAGTAAAGCGCGAACACCACTTCCAATTTCAGGATGAAACGGATGATCATAAAAACTTGTCAGGACTATATTTTTTATGCTGTTCTTTACAGCATCAATATCTGTAATTGGCCTGATATCTTTAAGAACCGGATGAACGATAAATGATAAATCTAAATCGGAATATATGTACTTCTTTGCAACATTACTTGAAGTGATGGTTGAAGAATTGTAATCCGATAAGATATTACTCATTACATTCTATTTATATCAAAGCGTCTTGCCTGCTTTTGGCGCACCGCTTACAACACGAACTTGGATTGGTACAGCATATGATGGTTTTGTTTTTCCACCAGTATTGATGCCTTTATTTTGAATTGATTTGTATAGAGACAGATTGGAGCCGCAATAATAATCAATCACATTGTTTGACATACCGCCAGTGTCATGAACGGTTACGCGCCCACTCCCAACGGGTGTTTGATCTTCGGCATAACGTATTTCAAGAACAGTTTTACCAGTCCAATAGTTGGATGCCACACTAACTCCTTCCACCAGAGTTGCACCATATGCTCCTTTGCTTTGACTAAAACCTTCATATCCACCAACTCCACTATCAGCTTTAATCTGATCCTGTGCGGTAGTCTTATCTATGGCAGCAGATCCATACACTGTCATATACATAGTTATCCATTCTCCAGTAGCTGCAGAATTACGCGCGTAATAAGAACGAATTGCATTGGTATTGCGTGTTATTTCATTTTCAATTGCAGCGCTCCGCCCTTTATAATCAAGTTTTGTTGCAGCGTCCCATTCAGGATGTTTACTCAATTCGTCTGATACCAATTTAAGATATGTTGCTTTATATTCAAGGTCTTTACCATCATCGGTTGTTCGACTAATATTATCATGATATGAATATGCAAGCGTGTTTAATACTGCTAGCATGCGTATGTAATTTTGCAAATCTGTGCCACCTAATGCTGCTACTCTTTGAGGGTCTTTATCAAGATATTCTTTTAATTGGAAGATAAATGCATCATACTCATCTTTAGGTTTAGGATCATAAGAAGCATTTGCTACTGGAGATATGACACCTCCTACAGCTGGTGGAGGATTTGCTAATGGTATGTTTGTAGGGTTGGGAACGGATGCGCCTCCTGGTAAATAGTTAGCGGTTTGACAAACATCAAGATTGTTTAAATTATTGAGTATATCTGATAGCCCAGAGACATCAGAAAAGTTGTTTACTATGGCATTAATTTTATTTACCAATGCTATTCCAGTCAATCCTTGCGATGCAAGCAATGCTTCAATAAGAGTTTCGGGTTTAGTCTTTTTGGGATTTGCTAGATCAGCTATTTTTTTGATAGCATCATATTTTTTTGCAAGAGCATCAAGTTGTAATAGTAAAGAAGTGGCTGTTGGATTATTGAGTACCAATTCTGTAGCTTTCTTGATACCCATTTCCATCAAGCGATGTGGCAAATTCTTAGCACAATCTGCTAAACTTTGTACCTGATTAACAAGTTGCAAGTCGTTTACATTAAAAGTATCAAGTATTGAAACGTCCGATACACCGTACCCAAGCGCATTTGATTTTGATTCAAAAGTTGAAATGCTATCAGAAAAATCTGCGCGCATAACGGTAAGAGTGTATGTTGATGCGCTGACGCCATCTTCAGCAGTACATGTAATTACCAATATGTTTGTACCAATAATAAGATTTAATGCTATACTAGATGCTCCTGAGGTTACATCACTTCCTTCTACATCAATCTTTGAATTGGCAGACGTGCTAGTTGGAGTGATAGCCAATGTAGTAGTTTCGGTTGATACATCAACGCTGTATGAATTGTTTTCAGCAGAAAAGGCTGGAGATAATTGTCCAGCTGATAAACCGATTGCTGATAATGAACTGACCGTTGACGCTGCAGCCCGTATAACATTAACGGTATATGTTTTTGTAGTTGCATCTTCTGCGGTAACAACTATTGTAAAAACATTACTGCCTACATTTATAAAAGTTGCCGCACTAGCTGATCCTGAAGTTACGCTAACACCATTAACTTTAACTGTAGCTAATCCAGTATCCGCTACGGTTGGTGTTACTGTTCGTGTAGGAGTTTCATATGCTGTGTATGGCATATAAACTGTATATGCCGTTGTGGATGCATTAAAAGGAAAAGGAGTTAAAGCTCCAGCGCTTGTGGTTAAAGCCGAAAGATTTGCATTGGATGATGGCATATTAGTTTAGTTTAATTTTATTACCTATGATTACCACATCACGGATGCTTACAACATTAATACCTTTTCCTCTGATACTTGTAGTGCTTTCTGAAGAGTATTTCGCGCCAGCAGTTGATGTTACACTTATTCCTTTTGCATTGATACTTGTTGTACCGCTTGATGCAATTTCAATGGTTGCCGCAACAGTTATACTTTTGCCAGTTGATACTGTTTTATTTTCGCCAAGAACAGTTGTTAAGTTCATACCGTGAACCGTACTTGTATTGGTGCTATACACATCAGTCTTACTTTCTCCACCAACATAAAGAGTATATTTGCCGCTTGCATGCAATGAATAGTCATCATGCACCGTTACTTTGGCGCCAGCACCAATGTTCATTGCATATTCATCAGATATTTCCATTACATATTGACCACCAACTTTAGTACGGCGTGTTCCTTTTACAGTTTCATTATAGTCTCCATTGATTTCAACATTATAATTTCCATTCACGACAGTATTGCAATTGCCAAGCACTGTTATATTAACATTTCCTTCAACCGTAATGTTGTCTTCACCATGAACAACTTTATAACCATTGCCATATACAGTAATGGTACGATCACCAGTGGGGTTAATCTCTTCACGTGTACCACTCTTATGTTGTCTTAGCAAACGCTCGTGACCAAGAGTATCATCAACTTCAAAAACGTGGCCACTGCGTGTTTGAGTAACGTTATTGAATGGATATACAGCACCATCGGTTGGTAAAGATGCACTCCATGTTTCATTGTTTGCCATAATTGTATTTATTAAGCAATTATGGTACAAGTACTACGAACAACAGATAAACTACGCGTCTTTGCATAACAACCATTTCCTTCACGACTGCCAGCAGCATTTGTATTTCCTTCAATGGTATTAAATTTACCGTTAGCATCGCTATCACTTGTAGCTATACCAATATGACTAAATGAAAATATAACAAGATCACCAGCATACACCTTAGATGGATTTGTTGTCAATCTAACAGCATTGCTTTTGCTGCGTGCCCATGCTTCATAGCCACCACCTTTAAATGCAGCCGCGCTTTTTGGGCGATCTGCTTCACTAAATACACCACTCTGTTGCACACACCAACTAACAAATGCTGCGCACCATGGAGCTCGTGCATTGTAGCCATCAGAATAATCTGTAGCTTTCCACATCTCAGCTATCCCAGGTCCTTGATTTTGACTAACCTCGTATGTGTTGCCTACTTTACTTTGAGCGGCTTGAATAATTTTTGTTTTAGCTGCACTGTTTACTACAATAGGAGTTTGTGGATTTTCAAGTGTTGAGCATGGGCTACCAGTGCCTACTGCACATCCTCCAAAATTTTGCGCGCCGCTAGCTTGAGTTGCATAGCCAGCACTAGTTCCAGAATATATTCCTGCACCGCTTGGAGTATCACTGCCAGCTCTATATGGAAATACTCCATGCGGGTCACCAAACCCTTGCCCAACCGTACCTAAGCCATTATCATAACCAACAGCACTTGGTATACTGCCAGTTACAACTGGATCCTGCAATTCTAATCCATCTCTAAAGAAACCAAATACCCATGACCCTGGGACAAGACCAGTAGCACTTTGCCCAACGCCGCTTACGCATGGACTTGTTACTGGCATAATGCATGTAGCCCATGGAAGATCTTCTTTAGGCAATTCGGATGTGTCATCAGTATGATACCCAAGGCATCGCACTCGCACACGACCTTGCTGTAAAGGATCGCTTACATCTTCAACTACAGCAGTAAACCAATTGCTAATATTCATTATGCACTATCTTTAATTATTTTTAAACGTGAAGTATATACGCCTTCTTTAAATGAATGAACGGCTACCGCTACCAAATATTCGCCACTAAGAGACAGATCCAATTCTTCAGTATTGGACTTGTTGATATTTGTATTGTATTCCGTAGGATCACTACTCTTAGGAACTTCTATTTTAATTTTACGCCCAGGATTAAGTCGAAAGTCGCCATACACTTCAATTTCATGATTCATACTTTCAAGATTTGCTAAGTATGATTTGGCACGCCCAATATTCTCTGCCAGCGGTCCACTTGAATTGGGAGCGCCATTACTGTTTGCATCGGTGTTTACTGACAACAAACTGCGACTAGCATCTGGGCTACCTGTTAAGTTTGCGCCTGGGCTAGTCTTTCCTTTTGAAAAAAAATTCATGGCTTGCCCATATGTAGTATTCGCAAGCAATCTATTTTTTGCAACTGTATCATCTTTGCTATAATCAAATATCTTACTAATAAAACTTTTCTTAGCATAATCGGTGACATCGGTACGATTTGCAAATCCACCTTCAGTAGCCTGCTTGAGCTTGTCCAACTTGATATTGCTTTTCATGTTGAGCACTCTACTCATTGATTCAGCATATGACTCTGGTGTTGCTGCAGTATTTTTTAAAAACTGATGATAGCGGTATGTTGAATATAATGGTCCTTTGAGTAGCGTTGTTAGCGAACTGATCAACACAACTCCACTTGATATGGTAACATACACAAAGAATGGCGCACCATTAACATCATATGCTTTTTTACGCAACCATTCAACCGCTTTAAGTGGGCTTTGAATTGTTAGTATGCCATCAAATGCTGTACTGCATGAGCCGCGCACAATTACTTTAGTTACATTCAAATCATTTTCAAAAATCTTTCGTATATTTTCTGCTACGTTACCTTTGACGCTTCTGCTAATTCGTTTAAGCATGCTTAGGTATCCATAGTCGCTAACAGCAATCAAATTGTATTCTTGTGTACCTATATTGGTAACAGTCTTTTCATAATTTGGATATTCCTTTACAATAAAATTGATTTCAACATCGCGTTGTGATGTATTTGCAGGATCTCGTTTTTGTTGAGCAACATCAACTTTTTGCAATTTTACATTTATAATTTCCTGCCCACTAATTGCAAAATCTTCAAAGAAATTGATTGTATCTCTTATGCGTGCATTAAAAACTACCACTGGAGAAAACAATTCTTCTGTGATGGTAAAGGCAGTAATTATAGTTTGTATGTCACGCACTTCCCCTTTGGAATTTTGTATGCTTAACGACTTGACAGTATATGCAGATGGTATAAGAGCAACATTACCATCCGCGCCAATTCCCTTGGGAGTATTTCTTGACACCGGCGAATTTAAACTATTAGCCATAACAAATTAAGAGTTTAAAAGTGTAAAATATGTTCTGGTGAAGTCCCGCACTATATCGGGTCTGACAACTTTTATCTTTCTTTTGGTGTCGTTCTCAAGCTGTTCTTTTTCATAATTACTAATACTTGGATTACCAATAAATTTAGTGCTAACTATTGGGGTTCCGGTGCCATACCTAAGTATTGTGGTTGTGCAAACAGGAGGATCGCTACCAATACATACTGTAGTACTGCTGAGCTCGGTTGTGTATGTTAAATTTAATGGCGAAAACGAATTATCAGTTGACTCCGATTTAGCTGCAAATATAATAGTCTCACTATTTGCTGCATATGTATTAATACGCCAATGAGGAGGGTCTTGATAATCTAAATAACTTAATACAGTAACATCATATGGTCGCAGTGGGAAGCTTATGTTTGGATCTTCGCTAAACCAGACATCAACAAATTGAATATCAGCATTTGTCCATAAACCGTTTTGCCCATCGCTAGTCATTACATAAGTTAATGCGCCGTTTACGTTTGGGCTTGTATCACCGGATATATAAATCGTATTTGCTTTTTCTTCAAGTATATTAAATGCGCTTACTGGATATGTAATTGAAGAATCTAGTGTGTCATACTTAAAATATTGATATACTGCATTTCTATATAATGGCCAAGTGAATCCTTCACCGGCCGTCAAATATTTTTTATTGAACATATATGATTCCTTTGCATATGTGCCATTTGCAACAGTATTATAGCCAGCATTGGGTATAGCAATGTCTATGGTTTTAAATGGCTCTATTGCAATGTCAATCCATTCTTCTTTTAATGCTTCACAAGCAGCATATGCAGCGGCTTGTGTAACAGAATTGAACGGGTTGATCCATTCCAAAACATATTCGCTACTACTTAAAAATGTATTGCGCAGCTCAAAAGATGCTGTGTTTGCATATGATTGGGTTGCATGCTCATGCGGTGTTATATTATACACTACAGCTTGTAACAAACGGCGGTCATACTTTAAAATATTAGCACGCAATTCGGTTTCGTTTGAAGACAAAAACAAATAAGGTAAATATTTTTCATTCAAAGGAACAACTGAAAAGTCGCTGCGTTGTTGTTGAATAGAGCCAGGTACCGTTAATTGTGGACTTACCGCAAATGAACTATATTTGTCATATTCATTGCCGATCATTGTTTCAAAATCCAATGCAGACAGCGGCCATGCATTATTAAGGCCAGCTTTAAGAGAATCATTTAATATGAAAATGCTCCAATAGTATTGAGGAGTTTGATATAACAATTGTGATATTGTATCTGGACGATCTCCATCCATAATATCATAGTATGTATAGTAACTACCTTTATCTTCGTTAAGATTTGATATATCAACATTTCGTGATATATCAGTTAAATTTACATATGATCCTTCTCCATCAATGTCATATGATAATTTTGGAAATTGTGAAAAGAAATTTGTTGCCATAAATTAAGCTGGTGTGTTTGCAACAGGAGTTGGTGTAGTATTAGCCGAATTGCTGTTTACATCGCTTACCGTTGCGTCTGGAACATTATAATTTGCAAGGAAGCGACTCTTATCATAAGGTTTGTCTTCAAGAAATTTAATATCATCTTTAGTAAGTGCGCGTGACTCAATAAACGTTAATGTTATTTCACTGTCCAATGGACTGCCATCCGTTCTCCATATATTTGCAATGCTATTGTATGTACTTGTCATACTTTCCAAATAGCATTCAAACAATTTGGGTAAGTATTCAATATCATTTCCAGTTACACCATTAACAAATTGAATAGTCCATGTAGCTGGATATTGCAATTGATAAGCATTGCCCTTAGGATATAATCCCAAACGAAATGCTTTTGAAATTTTATTTATTTGGTTAGATTCTGCCGAAGATACCGAAATGAATTTAAATACAAATGAAAAGCGCCGAGTGCCAGTTCCAGTAAATTGTGTAGTTATGTTTTTATTTAGTGTAGCTCCTACACCAATACTTACGGCTGATTGTACTGTGGCACCAGCCGAAGTAAAGCTAGCTGTCAGACCTTGCACCAAGTTACCCAAACTTTTTGGTATACCGCCACCAATTGCGCCCAATCCAGCATTTACACCAGCTTCTATATTACCACCTGCACCAAGTCCAGCCCGTGCTGCGGCCATACCAGCTCCGCCAGCAAATCCAAGCTCAGCATCATTATATGTGGCTGCATCAGCAAAAGATATATTTTGTGGTATTGGCATACATATAGCAACACTAGAACCAGGTTCAGCACCAAAGCTTTGAAACCGAATCATTGGGCGACCTGCCTGTGCGCCAACAGCCGAGGTTGCAACGCTATTCAATTCAAGTGGGTATACTAATATTTGTGCGGGCATATAAATACTATAACTATTTATATGGCTTATCGTGGCAAATTTAACCCTAAGAATCTCAACAAGTATGAAGGAGATTGGCGTCGCATAGAGTATCGCAGCCTTTGGGAGCGACAGGTTTTTCGTTTTTGCGATGACAATGACGCAATTGTGCGATGGAGCAGCGAAGAAGTAGTTGTTCCTTACCGTTGTAAAACAGACAACCGTGTACACAGATATTTTGTTGATCTTAAAATTACATTTAAGAATGGCGACACATATCTTGTTGAAATAAAGCCAAAGAAAGAAACAGTTGAGCCAAAGAAAAGAGCTACCAAAAGCAAAGGATATCTTACTGAGGTATTAAAGTATGTTAAGAATATAAGCAAGTGGGAAAGCGCTGATGAATATGCAAAGCAGCGTGGCTGGAAATTTGAGGTTTGGACAGAAGAGACAATTCGTGGTATGGGAATCAAGCTGCTAACATAAGTGTATAAATATACTTGCGCTTATGGCATCTAAACGTCCAACTACAAGAACAGGTTTTTCATTTCAAAAGTATCATGAAAAATTGTCTGCTAGCGGAATTGAAGCTAAAACTGATGAGTCACGTGCATGGTTTTTTAGAAAGCTAAAAGGACTTAGCAACATAGATCGCAAAACACTTCTTAAAGATCAGGCGCTCAATCCTATGGCTCGACCATTAGCCGGTCGCATGTTTATGTTCTTTTATGATCCAAAAGGAAAGGAAGAATTGCCATATTACGATAATTTTCCACTTGTTATAATGGTAGGAAAAGCCAAAGGTGGATTCTATGGACTCAACCTACACTACCTTCCCAATAAGTTGCGTGCACTATTTTTTGATAAGCTGCTATCATTTACCAACAATGATAAGTATGATGAAAGCACAAAGTTCAAGCTAACATACAATATGTTGAGCAGTGTGCAAGTTCTTAAATACTTTGCGCCATGTTTTAAACACTATCTTTTCGCTCACTTACGCAGTGTGCCTGTAGAGGTACCATCAACGGATTGGGAAATTGCTGTATGTTTGCCAACATGGAAATTTGTTGGTTCTGATAAAGCAGGTGTATGGAAAGAATCTCTTAAACAATTTTAACCATGGGATCTATACAAGACTTACAAAGTACCATTATAAAACGATCCGGTTTATCACGTGGTAATCGCTTTAATATTATCATTTCCAATCCAATTGATGATGGAAAAGATCTTAACCTATTGTGCGAAAGCTGTACGCTGCCAGGGAGACAAATACTTACAACGGACTTTTCTGTTTGGCGTAATGAAAACAAAGTACCAACTGGTTATAGCGATGAGGATGTTACTTGTGTGTTTTATTTAACAAATGACTATTATGTTAAAAACCTTTTTGACCAATGGCTTGTTAAGATAATAAATCCAGTATCATACTTGGTTGAGTATACTAAAAAATTTGCAACAACAGTTATAATACAACAGTTGGATGAAACAGACAAACCAATATATGAAGTCACACTTCCATATGCATGGCCTGTTGGAGTTAATTCTATCGAACTAGACAACTCTTCAGAAAATAGCGTTCAAAAATTAACAATAGTGTTTACATACAACACGTGGTCATCACGAAAACTAACTTAAAAATATATTATAAATTAAATTATGGCATTACCAATCCTAGAATCCCCAAAGTATACCGTTGAAATTCCTTCCACAAAGAAGGCTATTGAATATCGCCCATTTCTCGTAAAAGAAGAAAAGATCTTGCTGATGGCTCAAGAGTCACAAGATTCACGCGAGATGTTAGGCGCAATGAAAGATATTATTCGTGCATGCACATTTGAAAAAGTTGATGTTAATGCATTAACATCATTTGACCTTGAATATGTTTTCCTTAAGTTGCGCAGCAAAAGCGTTGGAGAGATTAGCAACGTCAACGTCAAGTGCAGCTCGTGCGAAGCTCCAAACCCAGTTGAAATTAACCTTGATGAAATAGCAGTAAAATTTGATGACTCGGTATCAAAGACAATTATGATTACTGATACTGTTGGCGTCAATATGCGTTACATTCGAGTTAAAGATATGAGCGGATTGACTGATGACAAAAAGACACAAGGTGATCTTATCAATGAAGTTGTTATTGCAAGTATTGAAAGTATCTTTGATGCTGAGAAGGTATATCCAGCTGAGAATTCATCAAAAGCTGAATTGATCGTTTTCATCAACAGTCTTAACCGCTCACAGATGCAAAAAATTGAAGCGTTCATTGCAGCAGTTCCTGCGCTCAAACAAACTGTTCAATTCAAATGCAAAGGCTGCGGCCATGACAACTCGTTGGAACTGGTAGGCACTAAAGCTTTTTTCGATTAGCCCTCTCACATGAATCATTAGTAAATTATTTCCAAACTAACTTTGCATTGATGCAGCACCACAAATACTCATTAAGCGAATTGGATATGATGATACCATGGGAGAGGGAAATATACATTTCACTGCTTGTTTCACACCTTAAAGAAGAAGAACAAAAACGTAAAAATAGCAACTAAACCATCACAATGGCCAATACAGAAAGTAGTCAATTAGTCGAAGTAATCGCACAACTGAAAAGTTTAAACTTCTCAGGCGATGTTATTATGGACGCGATAGACAATACCAACCAATTGGTTACTCGCGGTCTTTTAATCAACTCACAAGCCGAAGGCGAACGCGTTGATAATGGTGGTCAGCTGTTAGCGGTTGTCACTAGTATGCGCCGACTGATATCTGATATCAGTCGCAGCAATAAAGAGTTGTTGGAATTCTTTACCAGCAATGATATGCAGCAAGAAGAAAATCGTCGAGATCTTCTTGCCGCATTGCGTGCACGCAACGAGCCACCGCCTGACACTGAGAGACGACGCCCGTCACCACGCGCAGGCGAGGCACCATCTGGTTTAGGTGGCATTCTTGCTTTTGCTGCAGCTTTAATTGGCGGTACTGTTGTAGGATTTGTTACCGAAACGGCTGCGATGTTTAGCGCTCTAATTAAAGACACTGCAATATATCAAAAAATAAGTTTAGGCATTTCTAAACTCGGAACAGCTATAGCCAAGGCGTTCAACCCTATACGCGCTGCACTAACTTCTTTTTTCAATACCATAAAACTAGTTGGAGAAAGTGCTGTTGCTTTTGTAAGAGAATCTGCAATCGCCAAATATGTAACAAATACAATTACCAAAATAACCGAAGCCTGGGGCAAATTCACAGGTGCAGTGCGCGCTGTAGGCGATATGATTCGTCCATTGTTTGGAGCGGCCGATGAAGGCCTGACTATAGGCGGCCGCCTAGCTAAAATGTTTCCAAATATTGCGAAATTTTTTACAAGTTTAGGTGGTATACTTAGAGCATTTGTAACAGGCTTTAAAACTGGTGTATCGATAGGTAAAGGAATAGCTCGCATTTTACCAGCATTATTTGGTGTATTGAAAGTATTAGCTAAGCCGTTAGTTTTTATTACCGCACTATATGAAACGGTAATGGGTGCTATCGAAGGCTACAAACAAGGTGGCGTACTAGGTGCTGTTAAAGGCGCTATCAGTGGATTGTTAATTGGTCTTGTTGGTGGTATAGCAGACCTCGCAAAGGATATAGTATCATGGGTTGCTAACAAATTAGGCTTTCAAAATTTTTCAAAATTACTTGACAGTTTCTCATTCTCACAGCTTCTTAAGGATGGCGTAGATGCAATCTTTGATACAGTCATATACGCATTTGACTGGTTTAAATCAATCTTTTCATTTGAAAAATTCTCTAAAGCCTTTGAAAATTTTGGGCTAGCTGGCATATGGGCAACTCTTGTTGGTGGTATATTGGATACTCTTAAAGGAGCAGTATCATGGATTGCTACTATGTTTGGAGCGTTTGATCTTGCAGTTGCATTGGATAATTTTTCTTTTACCGATACCCTCAATAAAGCTTTAGCGTTTGTATTTGATGCGATTGGCAAAGCAATAGACGGCCTCATTGATTGGGTAATGAATATTCCAACTCTTATAACCGAATTGACGGCTAAGATGGGCGAGGCCATTAACAATGCTGTAAGCGGTGCTGGTAATCTTGCCGAAGGGTTTGCAAAAAGTGTATTGCGAGATGTATTGCCAGATCCGGCAGCTGCCGGCGTACTCAATCCAATGACTTGGGTTGCAAAAGCAATACCAGACAGTATCTACGAATATGCTGGTCTTAAAGCAAAAGCAAAGGAAGGCGAAGCAACTAGCAGCAGTACCATGCCAGCTGCTGATTCGTTAACGGAAGATCAAAAATCACTTAAAGCTAAAGAAGCTGGCTATGAGTCATGGGATGATTACAGGTCATCAGGATGGAAATATAAAATGCCAACGGTATCTCCTATAAGCAATACTACCGGTGCCGAACTGATGAATAGCAGCAACAACATATCAGTGTCTCCTGTGATTGTTAATAATTACGGTGGCAATACAAACAATACAACTCAAAGTTCAGTAAACAACAGCAACAGTTCATATGACCCTATAATGACTGGCAGTGCTATGGGATTTGCTAGCATATAATTATGGGAAAGAGTATTGCAAGAGTTGGTGCTGATTATGCTACAACGCATACGCCGCTTAGTGGCGGTACTCCTCATATCAATTCACCATATGCCGGTAATGGAAATACGGTATACATTGATGGCTATCAAGCTGTAGCAATTGGTGACACTACACTATGCGGAGAAATTGCTATAGTTGGCAGTGGGAGTGTATTCATAAATGGACGCCCTGCACATTGTAATGGTGATGCACTTGATAGTCACACTGGTACTTTTACTCCTTCTCTATGCGTAGCAAGTAGCAATGTATATGCAGGCTAGCCGTTGTATATCTCTTCAATCATCCGCTCAAACTTTTCTATTTTGTCCATTCGTTGTGGCCAAAAAATATAGTCCTTTTCTGGATTCTTTTTAAGATTATCCAACAGTGGGAGTATTGCCTTATACATTTTCTCTAATTTGTTTTGAGCAACCGCATTGCTATTTGCTGCAGCCTGAACACTTTCAAGTTCAAGTTCATGAACCGCAGTAAAACCAAAATCAAAAGAGCCTTCTTCAAATATCATACACAAGTTTATATAGTGATTCTTTTGTTAATATTTCTCCAGCTTGGTGGGATAAAACGCCATCTTTGAATATCAGAGTAGAAGGAATATATTGCAGTTTTCGTTGCAATATTTCATGCAAATTTTCTTCACGGTCAACATCAACTATAGCATATTCAATGTCATATTGCATTGCAAACTCATGTACGATCTGATGATAAGCTGCACAATCTTTGCATGTACCAATGCTAAATACTCTAATATACGGTTTCATACAGTCTCATCATATTTATACTAAAATGCGCAAAGGATAACAAACCCTTTGCGCATTTTAGATTTTTTATAGATTAGCTTTGAGCCAATTTAGCAAAGTAGCTAAGGCTGTCATCGTCGTCATCATCAGATGCTGAGCTGGTAACAGTTTCAGTTGTTTCATAGCTGCTTTGAACAGTACGTTGTGGTTCAGCTGCTTCAACAGTGCGACCAACAACGCTTCGTGCTGGAGCTTCGACACTTTCACTTTCATGTGATGTGCCAGCTGCTTCTGCACCAAGAACTTCAACAAGCTTACGCTTCAATTCAGCATATGACTTGTAATTGCTTGGATCGGTAAAGTCACTCAAAGTGTATAGTTGCCCATAGGTTTCCTCAAGTTGCGCTTCATCACCATTATACAATTCGCTCGCCTTGTCAAATTCACTCTTATCATAGTTACGATAACCTTCAAAGTTGCGAATCTTCAAACGGAAGTTTGCTCCCGCCCAAAAGTCAAATGGATTGACTGGTGTCTCGTCTTGGAATTGCGGCTGCATAATATCCATGATTTTATCAAAGATTTTCTTTCCATACTTATAGAGGAAAACCTTGCCTTCATTGGCTGGATTTGCAGGATCACTAATCACCAGAATGTTGGATACATAATGCAGGCGACGCTTGCGGTCACGTGCAATTTCCTTGTCCTTTTCATTACCGCTATTCCATAGAATGCTATTGATTTCGCTAACGGGATCAGGTTGACCAATGCTAGTCAAACTGTTTTCAATATACCAACGACCGGTTGGCCCCTTGAATCCGTGATCCCAGAAACGTGCCCATGGCAGGTCATCACCTTCTTTGGCTGGAAGGAAACGAATGATTGCATAACCATTGCCTGCTTTATCAACTGCTGGTGCCCATAGACGATCATCGCCATATGTTTTGGTTGCACCACCGACTTTTTCTGCTGCATTAACAAGTTTGCTAATTGCGGCGGAACGATTTTGTTTTAGTTGTTCAAATGACATATTATTTACAGTGTGTTGTTTTGTATTGCGTTGTGTTTTATTATAATCTATTTGCTTACACTTGTAAACAAATTAATTACAACCTTTTTGTGTTTTTCTACATTCATTTCTGAACGTAGAAAAGGTTTATACTTAATGACGCGGTGTGAAATATCACTTGATATTTCGAGCGGATCACTAAGATTGTTATTTATACTCTTAGTATAGTTGAGTAGATTGTCTAGTATTACCAATGATTCAAGGCTTACTTTTTCAGCTTGATATAGTTTATAGATTGCAGGCACCTCGCTCTTATCACGCGGCTTAAAGAGTTGGTCAAACAAATAACCATTGCGCTCAGCAAGCAATGCTGCATCGCTCATTTCAGAGTTAAAGCGATAGTCCAATGATTGAATGCGTGAAGACCATTCAGCATAAACGCTATCATTCATGTTGTTGATCCATACATTGCCAGCTATCACATTGCTCGTAAAGTAGCAAATCAAGTCATTCTTTTTGGGATAAGCACGTGCTAATTTTTCAAAGGAGTAGCGGTTACGATTAGTCATAAAGGTTTCGCGCTTTAGTCGCGGGCCTTTAAAGTTAAACTTGAATGCATCATAGCTCCCACCTTTTTTAAAATGCAGGTTGATTGCTGTATAGATACTCCACACATCAAACGGTGCAACTCCAGTTTCAGTAGACAAACAAATCACGCAAAGATTCCAGTAGATGATTTGGGTAATAAATTATTGCGCTGTGCTTCTGCTTCAAGTTTGTCCTTAAGACTGCCAACCACCAACTTGTGTACATCAGCGGCTTCCAATCCGTTGGAGTCACAATAGTCAATGATGGCTTCTAGGTAACCCATTTCTTTGCGCTTGACACGGCTCTCAATTTGCAATGCAAATTCTTGCTTGCTTAATACTTTAATATGTAGTTCTTCAGTCATTATAGCTTGTTTTCAACTACTTTAAGTAGGACAGTGTGTTGGTTGAATCGGCCATTTGCAGGCCTCTTTTTCAACTTAGCGGCTTCAATCGTTTTATCAAGTGCCTTTGGTGCATTGCTTAGTACCGCATTTAGCAGGTCTTTAGGTTTGCGCAGAGTGGCAATATAACTAGCAGCAGCGTCATAACCATTGATGCTAGTGCCTTTAACTTCAAAACCAGCACTTCCTTTTGCAAAGTATACACCTAGTTGACGCGTCTTGGTATTGAACACATACAATCGCTGAGCTGTAGGGATACGTGATGGATTGATGCTGTCAATGTTATATTCGCTGCTGTTGGTTTGGTACTTAAGTTTAGCAACTTGTTTGCTTGCATCCTTAACCTTCTTAACGCGCGGCTTGCGCATGCTAACCTTAATCTTGGCATGCGCATTGACATCTCCAATCATAACTTCAAGGTTCTTGACAATCTTGCGCAAATCGGCGCGTGACAGGTAACTATACCCTTCAACCAGTTGTGCGTCTTCTTTGGTATAAGCACCATTATACTCAGCATGTACTGCGTTCAACCATTCAAGGATAAACTTGCAGCCTTGGGTTGGTACCTTGCCATCACGCAAGTAACTTACAAGATTAACAGTTGCAACCTCAACACTTGTATCGCACCATGCATCAAGCAGCGGATCAAGTAGTGCGCCAACAATTTCCTTTTCAACTTTATTTTTAATACGCTCCAATGGAGACGGTACATATGCTTTAGGTGTATTGTTTTCTTGAGCAGCAACATACTTGGCATTACTCAATACGGCAAGAGCATTGTTAATTTCACTTTTTGCTATGATACGGTCATCCTTAGCGGTTGGTGGATGTTCATGAAAAGGCAATGCCGCAAAGTATTGGTGCGCTTCAGGATGAAGGCTTGGCATACCGTGCTCAAGACAGCGTACAAGTTTGCCGACAGTACTTGGCAATACATTTGGACTGGCGTCTTTAATTGTACTGATCTCGGTTTGGGAGTAACCTTCCTTCTTCATCCACCCTAACACCATCGGCTTCATTGATGTCGCATCAAGATAATAGTTATAGAATTGCAATGCACGTTGACGAGTACGATAGAACTTTTCAGTGTCCCACTTTTCCCACCCATGCCAATCCGGTTCTTCTCCAGTCCATTTGCTGTCAGGCGCTAATACGCGCCCTGCTTTAAATTGAATGCTCATGCGTTATTGAATGGAATCACGCTGGTAACTGTGCTAACATTGATACTGCGCCATCCAGCATTTGGAATATCATATGCACGCAATGGAGCGTCTGCACCATCACTGGCCATACCAGTTCCTTTGGGTGTATGCTCAGCTGGGATATCCGATGCATGCAGTGAAGCAATCATTTCGCGAACAGAACCATCCAGCTTAGTAAAGGTTACAGAGTGCGCACCGGCTTGCAGTGCGGTTTTTAGAGTTTCTTTTGTATGTTTAATTTTCATTACGATTTATTATAATATATTTTCTTGAGAATGTAAAGGACTTTATGATAGTGTGCGCGTGTGAATAACACAATTTTTTGGATTCTTACGGTTGACTGTAAAGTACTCAACAGTATTTCCATCCAGATACATCAATGCAAGGCGGATCCATTCACCATGTGAAACAATGACGATTGGGCTGTCATCGTGTGGATTGCGCAGCCGACGGAGCTCCAGCCATTGGAAAAATAACACTACACGTGTATAGGCATCAGCAAAGCTTTCTCCACCTTGTGCACGATAATAAAAGTTAAAGTGTTCTTCACGCTTGAGGTGTCGATTATCTACAACTGTTCGCAGGCTACCCCACTCTCGTTCTCGTAGCAATACATCCTCTTGTAGGCTTGGTTGATGATCTTCTGCCAATACACTGTATATACCGCTTGCAGTTTGCTTAGCACGCATGTATGCGCTGCAAATGATCCTTGGTGCAGTGTGGTCAATCATGCGTGCTAGCTCTGCACCGGCGCCTAAACTTTGAGAGTGACCCAGCGCAGTCAATTCGATATCACAATCATTCTTATCATAATAGACTTGAGTATTAACATTGCCTTCGCTCTGCCCATGGCGAATTAGGTATAGTGTAATCGGTTTCATTGTTTTTCTTTCCATTTAAATGTGGTGATGCCATTATAATCGGCAACCCATTCTGCGGCTCCACGCTTTACCGCTTCGGCTTTAAGATCATCTCTTTGTTGAGCAACTAAAAATGCTGTAATAAGCAATGTAATTAGTGCAAGTACTAGTAACCATTCTGCTGTGTAATGTTTCATACCAATTCGTAACTTTCCCATTCGTGATATCCTCTGTGGTTGCAACCGCCCAGACATCCTTTCCCTTGACAAATTATACATTCTTTCCTTTGTTTTACTTTCTTTAAGGATCGAATCATTCCATGTCCTGCACAAAAATAACATGTTGAAAATGATTCATGGCCGCTCCAACAACCAATTTCTCCTTCGCCATTGCATCCCGGGCATATCAAAAATCCTGAAGATAAAATTGCTTTTCTAATAGTGTCTGTCATATTAAATTTGTTTCCATCCACAGCTGCAGCACAGGTACCGTTGAGTGACTATTTGATCATCTGATTTTTCAATTAGACCGACAACATCACCAATGGATAGTGAACGACCTTTCCAACGGAGTCTGATGTGTTTTTGCTTATCAGTCAGCAATTCATCTGGAGCATTTGAAATGTGAAAGGCTTCTTCCGCAGCAGCCTCTCCAGTTTTGTCGCTATAGTACCACAATGCAAACTCACGATCTGCATCCTCTGTTTCAGTAAAGCGATGCTGCTTGTCTACGTTAAAATAAATTTCTACTTCTGTCATATGTATATTTTCTTAATTCCAAAAAGCTGCTGTGTGTGGAGTATAACCATCAAACTCTTCTGAATATCCACTCTTGCGATGCCCAGCCATAGTTGTTTTGATTTCATCCCATTGCTTCTTACTCAAGGTAATTTCACCTTCATCAGTTTTAAGATAAACTTGAACGATTTCCATTCCACCCATCATGGACGCTTTGTAGTTTGCTACCACCTGAATCCCATTGGTCATGCTTTTAAAATGTTGTTGGTTTTGAGATAATGCAGGATGTCATTCTGTTCACCTTTGGTATAGTATTTTTTAAGTTTACGCCGTGCTTCAATCAGAGTCATGTTAGCATAACTTCGGCCAAAGGTGATGTGAAAAACAAATCGGCGGCGCGTAAATATCACATAGTTGCCGCTAAAAATATACCTAGAGTCTGGGAGTGCTGCACTCCTATCGAAAGCTGCGGTTGGTATTAGCGGTGTTTCATTCATATAAAGATTAAGCGTAATAGAGTTCACCTGTGGTCATATTAACAAATTGCCGACGTGCGCATGACTCATGATGAATTGTGCGAATGTAAATGTCAACCGTTGCAGCATCAGAGATTGCAATGCGCTGATAAGGGTTGGCACCATAGTTATAATTGCGCCTCTGCTTCTCTGCACGCTCGCGGTAACCGACAGCTGCAGGATTATTCTTCCCAAGTCGACCAAAACGGTCAACACGTTGAACAAGGCGAATGTGAGCTGGATTTTTTTCCTGCATCAGTTTTTGCTCGAGATTGAAGATTCGTGCAGATGCCTGCACCCTTCGGATTTCAGCTGTTGCAGATTGGTCATTGACAATTGTCTTGAGGTAATTAGTGGAACGATTGGTATTCATATTTGTCTTGTGGTTAATTGATTGCCTTACAGAATTATTATAACAAAATGTGGGAAGCTTGTAAAGGATAAAATGCTGTGATTTTCATTTATTTTTCAGTAGGCTCGGGCCCAGGCGGCGAAGGTACCATCGAGGTTCTTCTCAATGTCCCATGATACGCGACGGTTACCGCAGTCACATCGACGATCAAAGCCGTCCCAACCAGTGCATTCAGGCTCATGATCCTCTTTGTAATCATTGCAGTTCATACCGTCGAATGTATCAACACCACAGTTTTCAGTAGCGTACTTTTCAGCTGCCGCGAGTGCTTCAGCTTCGGTTTTATAGGTTTCGTACATAGTATAGTTTTTCATAATATAATTTATAGGTAAAGTTTAATTTTAGGCACACCAGCAATTACCAAGCGCAAATCATGAGCGCCATGGTGCTGCCAGCTTCGTGAAACTCCCGCCAAGTTTCTTTGGCGGGGCGTGCGGCATCGCCGGTGCAGCGAGTAATTTCGCAACTAAGCGCGCTGCCATCGGAATATTGCGTCCAGATAAACTGGCGGTTTTGGCTGTCAATATCGGAGGTGGTGGTCTTAATTACGGTTGGAGTAGTCATATTTTGTGGTGGTTTCCTTACAGAATTATTATACAACAAAAAATCGGCTTTGTAAAGGAAAAAATGAAGAAAAATGCATATTTTTCCGCTACAGACTACCAACAAGTTACATAGAAATGCCGCAAATCCAGAAAAATCCAGATTTGCGGCATAACTGATGCGGAATCAGAGATAATGCTTAATTAAGGCGGCGAATGCATACACGATTAGTATCCATGCAGCAAAGTTAGCTACAATCACGCTAATCATCATAGCGGAGTGTTTTATGCAGTAAAATCGTTTCATATGTTAGTCCATTCCACGTCCAGCACGGAATCCAATCACATAAGGGAATCTTGGGATCCCGTCAGGTGTAAGATTAAAGTACTTGCAGGTTGCATATTGCCCAACATAACTTGCAGCCTGTGGCAGCAGCGCTTTTAGGAACGTATGATTGCCTTTGATATTGCTACGGAAACGAACACCATCTTCGCGCTCAAGAACAGCATAACCAGCCATTCCAGTCTTGTTGCCATTACCTTCACAAATTTCCACAATACGATATTCATCATCTTGAAACTCCTTGCGCTTAAGCAGTGTGTTGCTGCGCTTAAATTCATAAGGCTCATTGGTGCGAACCATTTGACCTTCATAACCATCTTCAAGAAGAATACCATACAGCTCATCAAGATGCAGCTCATCACATGCAACATATGTTGGTACTGGAACAACCACAGACTTTTCGTTAAAATCATATGTTGCGCAAATGCTCCCAATCTTTTGGTTACGATCAACAAACTTTAGCTTGTTGTCCGCAATATCATACCAGTGATATTGAATGGTTGCAGCGCTTTCCTCAAGATCTGCAGTGGTAGGCTTAGTCTTTTTGATAAGCGAACTGATCTTGTTAAAGTCATCGTGTAGCCCGTGGCAATACAATTCACCATCCAGAATCAAATCTGGGTATGCTGCGAACACTGGTTCCAATGCTTTGAGAATGTGCGGGATGGTTACCCATGGCTTGCCGTTGCGGCTTGTTGCACCATGTCGAGTAATGACTGCGCGCATGCCATCCAGCTTGGGTTGACAATAGAGCGGAAACGAAACCTTACTGCGGCGATCTTCCCACTTTTTTGCCAACATCGGCTCGACGAATGTAAAGGTGTCAACTGCAAGAATGTCTTCAAACATTCCGCTGTCACACTTTTTCTTCCAGCATGCCTGAGCCTCAAACAGAGCTTGTGCAACGCCGTCACGCTCATTGCTTCGCCCCACATTAGTAGGAGACGCCGTAAACCATTCGGTGGTGACAATCTTGCCACCGTATTGACCATGCAATGTGCGGTAAGCGTTTTCTTGAATTTCGACGGTCCATACTTGAATGGCTCCCGTGCTCGTGCGACTATAAAGGGTAGGTAATTTCATAATTTAGTGATATAATCAAATCGGGCTGCGTAACCGCCCGATTCATTAAGCAGCATAACGATAAAAATTAAAGTCAGTACCTTCAATCAATCCTTTTGAGGTCAAGTCGAGAATTGCATTGCCGACACATTCTGTAGTAAAGAACTTTAGTGCGAGTTCATCGCGATAGTTGTCAAACTTAAAGTTATTGCCACTAAGTGCATTGTAAGCGGTATTAAAAGATGTTTGCGAATTAAATTTTAGTTTCATGATATAGTAGTTGGTGTGTATTAGGAGATTAGGCAATGTTGGAATAGCGCTTGTGCGCGCGGCTGTAGTCTGCTTCGCGCAGCTTGTGGTAGGTACGCTCAAGCGTCCTGCCAGTCTTATTGCTAGCCACAATCCAACCGTCTGGTTGGCGAGTAAGCGTCCAGCCAGCGCCCAAACCGAATCGGCCGCGCTTAAGGAAGATACCTAATGCTTCAGATGCTGTGCGCGCTGGCACAATCACTTCGTTTCCATTCTTATCAAGTACAATGTAGTTTTGGTCTTTCATAATATAATTTATAGGTAGAGGTTAGTTTTAGAAATTAGGCACGGACAGCAAGGACAAACGAGCCGCAGCAATTGTAGACGCTATAGCCTTTAAAACCTTTAGCTTCAAAAGGCGAGATTGCGTCTCGGCCCACAACCCACACTCCGTTGATGCCTAGAGTATTTTTATAACCGTCACTTGCGGTTGCAGGAGTAAAGCCAGCATGCTCATTTTGCATCACGCAATCATGCATGCCGTCAAATGCACTTTTTTGTTGAACGAATAGGTTTGCTCGGTTTTTAGCGATAAACGACTTGAGGGTAGCAACAGTTGGTTTTGACATATTTTGTGGTGGTTTCCTTACAGAATTATTATACAACATTTTTGAGGACTTGTAAAGGAAAAAATACATAAATCTTCAAAAATATGCATTTTTTGGGTTTCCGTTGATTTTCAATGAGTTACAGCGTAGGCACATTTGCCTGAATGTATCGGAACAGCTGCAGAGTCTTCAGAATGTCATATTTTGCATCATGTGCTTGTGTTTCATCCCATCCCAGGTCAGCACATTGACAGAGCGTTCCCAGCTGAAAATTGGGCAATGCGCCACGTACTCGTTGGGTCATCCATGCCGCGGCTTGCATTACGCAAATCTGCGGATGCCAAAACCAGCTGCCGAAATAGTTGTCTCCATGTTTGGCAAACCATTCACGAATAAAGTCTGCATCAAAGCTTGCATTATAGGCAACAAAATGAATCTTGTCTTTCTTGTCAAACTTATTGCAATGACGTGATAGCAACTGTGAGAATTGCAGGTAAGCACCGGCGCTATTCAACTCTAGTTCGGCAAGTGATTTTAATGTCATGCCCGTCTTGTCCAATGCGCCCTGCTCCCAATGTTCAAGACTAAACGGCTTAAACTTAAGGTCACATTCTTCTAGAATATTAAAGTTCTCGTCTGTAAGGATTCCACTAATCTGAAAAATGTTGTGTAATGACCGATCAGTGCCAGTGGTTTCAACATCAAGAAAGAAGTGCTTGTATCCATTGTATGCAGTGCTGCTCATAATAGTGTGTATTGGATAGCGTCTTCAAATAATTCTTTGACGCTATCTTCTGCAAACGTCTGATGAATCAAGATCGTCTTGAATGCACCGATCCAATCATCGAGATTGGCATCCCAGTTCATCGTTAATTGCAATTCGCTGTTGAACTTATTATGATTCACAACAGTAACAGTTATTCGTTTATCTTTTATGTCCATGTTATTTGGTTTTTAGAACTCTCTAGTATTCTCATCTGTTCTTTTAAGATGTGATTTTCCGCCGCAAACTGTGAATTCACGCTACGGAGATTTTGCAAATCCTTTGGCAGACACAGCATATTTTTATGCGCTACCAATCGGTTCGCATAGTCCTGTGCTTCCTGCAGCTGTGCCTGCAACTCTTCAAGCCGATCCGCGGCTTCTTGCGATCTGGCGAGTTGGTGGTTCAGTTCCTTTACTTTGCATTCCATCGCTCTGCAAAGTTTCACTAGTGCCTCGGGCGCATTCTTTTCGGACAGCTCGCCGTCCCTCTCAAGTATGGCGACAAGGGCTTCATTCGTTCTCGGTGTGTCAGTGTTCATAGATTTAGTTGGTTGAGGGCTTCGCGGAAAGAATTTTGACCGCAGCGGAACGCGCCCTCGTGACGCGCGGATGACTCATGCTCGCCCCGTATCCGTGTCTATCCTCCGCATCAATCATGTCTCGCAATGCTGATTCCAGTTTGCGTGCCAGCAGCATCATTTGATTGTAGCACACCACTTGAGGGGCGTTCGATTCGTGCAACTCAGATCGCAGTCTATCGGTCAACAAAGACCGCGAACAAGACGCTCCTGAGCAACCCTCACCATCCTCTTGTTCGGGTGAGTCTTCCAGCTTCGATGTATCATTTTCGGTTTGCATAGTATTTTCGTGGTTAGTGGTGTCGGGTGACTTTCTGGCGAAGCCCCATCCAGTTGCGGGGTGGTCTTGGCAAGCTAGGCGGTTCCATTCTCCGTCTGTCTCTGGTGTGTCTGTCTTCATGGTTTCCATAGGTTCAGTGTTTTCAGGAAGGCTTCAGCGCGTTGAGCGGCGGTAGCGTGAAATTGCCATCCAACATGGTCCATTGCAGTGGTGAGTTCGATTTCATATTCAATCCACAGTTGACCATCATACATTGTGTCCTCCGCTTTGTGCATCGCGTTGAGGTCGTTGAGGTAGTCGGGAATTACTTCTATCCACGGTTCAGTTGGGTGTTGCCCGTTAATTCCTGCCGCTTTCCAATCGGAAATTTTCGTCCATCCACACGCTTCCGCGATGGTGATTCTTTGTTGTTCTTTGTTCATAGTTCCTTCGGGGTTAGGGATTGGAGTGCTTCGGTTGCAATCTCATCAATTCTTTTTAGTTTGTCGAAGCCATCTACCATAACTAATTGTATTTTATTCAAAGCCTCCGCCAGCCTGTCCCGCTGCCTCTCCGCATCAATCATGCGTTCTTGAGTATTGCCTAATCTGAGTGTTACAGCATCCCGCTGCTCCCGTAATTGTTTAGCATCTTCGACAACGCTCTGAGTGTGCATCATCGTGGCGGCATGGCGGGTTTCCATTGTCGCGAGTTCCTCTTTAGCCTTAGCAAATCCGCGACCCATGAACTCGCGGGTTCGGATCGTCTCCTCCCGCGCCTCGTCGCGCTCATTAAGCGTCTGGATGTGCAGCCGTTGTTCTTCTTGTAGCATGTCGCGGAGTTCATCGCGCTCCTCAGTCAGCTTGGTCAACTCTCCTAGATTCCATTCCGCATCCTCGCTGAAACAGCGGCGATACCAGATTGTTCCGGCTGCTTGCGATCTATCGAGTTGGTGGTTCAGTTGTTGCACCTGCTCCAGCACCTCATCGCGCTCGCGTTCGAGCTTACGGGCGAAGTCAGCTAGGTTCCGTTCAAATTCCGGGTGGTCTTGGCAAGCTAGGCGGTTCCATTCTCCGTCTGTTTCTGGTGTGTCTGTATTCATGGTTTCCATAGGTTCAGTGTTTTCAAAAAGGCTTCAGCGCGTTGAGCAGCGGTGGCTGAAATACAAAGAGCTACACCACCACCACGGATTTCAGTAAGAAACTCCACAAACAACCACCATTGTTCGTTCGTCAGCACATTCTCCGCCTCGTGCATCGCGTTGAGGTCGTTGAGGTAGTCGGGAAGGCTAGTGACACACCATCCACGGCAAGGTTGCGCCCTTTTAAAATCCCAGTCTTTAGCAAACCCACACGCTTCCGCTATGGCGATTCTTTGTTGTTCAGGATTCACAGCGCGCCACCTTCCATGCAGCTAAAGCGTCTTGGGCTTCTCGATACCAGGTGCCAGTCGTTGGATTGGCACACGCTCTATTCAAAGCCTCAGCCAGCCTGTCCCGCTGCCTCTCCGCATCAATCATGCGTTCTTGCGTTTCGCCAAGTCGGAGTATTATTTGATCCAGTTGATCGTCCAGCTCATCGAGCGCGGCGACCAATGTCTCACTTGGTTTGTTCACATACTGGGAATGGATCGACTCCTTCTCCCACTCCTGAACCTCTTGATGGATCGGACTGTTTGCCCACGATGGGTTTGTTGGGATCACAAGCGATGCACCATAGATGACTGGGCTGTCGGCGGGTGTTGGTGGTAGTGGCATTATTTTGTTGGTTGAGTGTTAGTGACGGACGATCCGTCACCTTGGACGTTCAGCGAAGAAAATGCGGCACGTCCCAAGGCACGTTTGGCGCGTTCCGTGGTTTTTACGGTGAGTGCTTCCTGCACAAAGTAATTGTCATTCATAAAAGCCGCGCGCGCAATCACAATACGCTTAAACAGCTCGCTATCTTCAACTTCATCATATGTTTCCATATTAATGACGAGTGTATCGGTGATCAGCCCATCGCTAACGGTGTCTGCAACACCATACACTGCGCCATCAGAGTCAGTGCAATGAAATTGAATCATTCCATCTTCAGTACATGTATATTCTACTTCCATAAGATTATTATACAATAAAAAACAAGAGTTGTAAAGGAAAAATTTTGGTCTTAATAATGACAGCGCCGCATATAACGATTCTGAATGCCATGCGCACGTGCAATGGAATAATCATAATGTGAGTATACGCTAGGGCGACAGCGGTATGTATAGTACTGAGGAGTGTATATAACCGGAGCGGCAACAGTCACGCCATAAGCGTCATAGCTTACAGCACAACTGGTAAAAGATATGCCGCAAGCGAGCAGCACCAATAGATGTTTAATATGTTTCATACTGTTAGATGTTTTCAATGTTAATTCCCAGACGTTCCGCAGTAGCCTTAAAGACCTTCAGATCGTGTTCATGACTTACTCTTGCTCTACGTGCTTCAGCTTCAGATCGTGCAATTGCTTCTTCAGTCGTTTCAGGGCGAGAGCCATTGATCATCAAGCATGTATTGTCATAATCCGTGTCGGTATCAAACGAAATGTAGGTATAGCCTTCTGCTTCATATTCAGTAGAACGCTTAAGCAAATAAGCTGCAGCTTCACGAAGAGTGAGACCGTCCAATTCATACAGGCAATTGCTGTCCAATGTTTTTTTAACTTCTTGTTTTTTCATAATGTTAGATTTAAATATTAAGCGACAGCCCAGGTTCCACGGACGAATTGCAATTCACCTGGAATGCAAAGAGTGACTTCGTGTGCATCCACTTCGGCACGCCATGCGTCCTCAATCTTTTGTTGAGCGGCATATTTCTCCTCCATTTCGGCATGCCATGCGGCCGTCTCGTGGAGACTTGTAATGGTTTTCTCAAGATCCTCGATTGACATTTCCTTGAAGTTTACCCAACGAGGGCGGATTCCATGCACGCTTTTGTACAAATCCCAAATTGTGGATTCCAGCTCGTTGCGTTGAAAGTCTTCCACTGTGCAAACGCCCATCTCATTCCAATAGGACATATCCTCAGTGTAGGTGCACGCACCGCGGTTTGTCGGATCTTCTGCAACCCAAGCGAGAGTTGCGGCATTGAGACTGACGATGTGGGATGATAGTGTGGTGTTGGTCATATGGTGTGGTGGTTTGCCTTACGAGATTATTATACACTAAAAAAAGCGGCTTGTAAAGGAAAAAATGCATAAATTGTGAAAAAAGTTGTAACTCGTTGATAATGCATGGCTGGAGAATGCGGAGAAAACCGAGAAATGCAGCTTTATTGTCAGCTTTATTGTCAACCACCAATCCGTCAATAAGACGGCGTACTCGAAACGGTTTCCAGCTCTTTACTTCATAGGCCACAAGACCGCCTACATCAGAGTAACGCCCTAGGTTATGCCATCCATCAACTTCATACAATTCTCCAGAATCTACATAATAGACATAGCGGTATTTGCTCAGGTCAATGTTTTTATTTGCGCTCATCGTATGATAGGCTCAAAACTTTAAAAGAACCAGAGTGGTGCTTGACTACAACTCCTTCAAACGGCTTGTCAGCAATGCGATCAATCCCCTGTGCGTAATACTTGACAATCTCGGGAGTCAACACCACATCCTTTTCAATGCAAGGCACGCAAGGAATGCTGAGTGCATAGCCTAGGTTAGCATAATAGTGAAGATCTGACGGTTTAGCGTATTCATGTTTCTCAAAATCCCATACGCTAAACAATGCAAAATTTACTTCTCCTCCGGCATGCGGATTGGTACTAAACGCTTGAATGCCGGCGCCATATACCTCTCCTCGCACCGCAAGACTAACGCCGTTGTTGACGCAATATTCTTTAAGCTTAGCTAAAATGTTGTAGCGTGCTTCTGCTCGCGTATAGTTATTTTCACACTCTGGTTTGAGGCGCAATGAACGGCTGCAGATTCCAGTTTCATATTCGCCAGTCTCTGCATTCATCTTGCAGAAATAGGTTGCACTTGAGCCATCAATCTTAAGAGTGATGTCAACGCGTTCGCCATAAGGAAGAGTTCCGTCAAGGTTCTGATAGCGCTCTTCATCAGTCTTTGGCAATCCAGATGGTGGGTAACCCATTGCATCAAGTTGCTGCGGTTGTGGCTGCTCATACTTGGCGACTCCAATCAGATGACTTACTTCACAGCCAGGAGCTAGTGAATGCACTGGCAGTATGCCATCAAAGAATGTAGAAAATGGCATCACAATACCAAAGCTCCATTCGCCTCTCAACTTCATAGCACGAACACGATTACTGCGCTTGCGGAACATCTCGCTCCACGGCGCTTCAGGCAATAGTGTATCTGGTTGAATCAGCACAACAGCTTCTCCGACGGCATATTGATCGCGACCTACAATACAAGTATAGCCGCTTACGGTGGCAAGATCAAGCTTGTCTGCATTAGGATGTGCAGTGATGCTTTGAATGCGTTCAATTGTTGCTAGTTTCATTTTAAGCGTTTTCTCTGATAAAATTTTTGGTATAGTCAACCATACGATTGACGGTTTGAACATTTCCACTTTGTAGTTGTTGATTGTCAAACAGAGCAGCTGCTTGTTGCTCACCAGCCGCAATAGCGATGATTCCTCTTAGCATGCTTCGCAGCAATACGTCTTCTTCTTTAGTAAGTTTTATTTCACTCATTTTTTAGGTGTTTTCTTTGTCGCGGTTTTAGCTGTTTTCTTTGTCTTTACAGCTGTTTTAGTAGCTTTCTTCACCTTAGCTGTTGACTCAGCCTTCGGTTTCTTTTTGCTTTCAATCATTGCAATTTCATCCTTGATACTTTTGATGATTTTAATATAAGATGGGATTAAAAGATTCACATCAAGTTTTTTAAATTTAAGCCAATACGCAACGTATGCTGGGTCAAACAGCTTTGCGTACGATGCTTCGTGAATTTCAAGATCGATGTTTAGTTCTTCAAGTTTTGTCATAATTTAGGAGAAGTCGTATACTTTTTTGATTTTTACTTGATCAAAGTTTTGATCATCGTCGGAAATGTATTGCAGCTGATGTTTGGTTCCGTTCTTAATCCAGCAAGGAACAGTAATAAAAAATGGATCATCTTGCGAGCGATCTTGTGTCAATGCAATGCGGTGAGTAGCTTCAGGAAAAGTTATGAGGTCATGCTCAGTAAGTTCATATAGCGAACGTGAGCCATACCAGCCATCAAGTTCATATGCAATGTGGCACGGCTTCAAGCGCTCACGTGTAAAAGTGCACCCGTTGCTAGTTTCAAACTTATATCCAAAAGAGGTGGTTTCAATCAATTTCATATGAGTGTAGTTTAGTCAATCCAGCCTTCGCTAAGAATCATACCATCGCGCTCAAAGCGGATGTAGGTTAGTTGAGGACATTCACAATCACCGCGAACAGTGCGAACAATTACTCCTTGCAGTGATGCAGCCAACTTGGGCGAGCGGCTGAATGAAACTTTGGTTTCGACTCCAGTCCCTCCGCCCATGGATATTGGTGTATGGCAGTATTCGGTTTTAGTGAATTTATACATATTGTGGTTCCTTACGAGATTATTATACACTAAAAAATCCCACTTGTAAAGGACTTTTTTCAGAAAAATGCATTTAGTCAAGATTTATGCTGACGCCCTTGTCAAAATTGCGGAAAATCCGAAAGTTTTCAGGAAAAACACAGGAGTTTAAGAACTTCCTTAAAGTGGTTGTGCTGCGGAAATAGTGATGCGCATCATCAACAATTACGGTGTATCTTTTACGCAAAGAATTCAGCTTATGTCCTTTTCGGAGTCGCTGAACTTGAATAATCAGCTGATCCATTTGAGGTTCGGTGAGGTAGGTGGTTGCCATTGCTTACGTGATCATTGTACTCTAAAAATGCCCACTTGTAAAGGACTTTTTTTAGTGAAATGTATTTTTTGCCGTAACTCGTTGATATTCAACGGAGTCATTTTTTTTGTTTACATATGCCTATTTTTTGATTATAATAATACCTGATGCAATTACGAGAAGCACAAAAAGAGGCGCTGCTTGAAATTCAAGCAGCCATAGAAAATGGGAAACATGACATTTTTATTCAAGCGCCAACAGGCACTGGAAAAAGTCTTATTGCTCTTGAACTTTCGCGGCTGCTTAAAGCAAACGGGCAAAAGTCATATATACTAACAAGCGAAAAAAGTTTACAGCAACAGTATGAAGTTGACTGCAAAGGAAAATTTTCTTCACTTCATTCCGACGTGACAAGTATTTCTGGCATTGACACATACACGTGCGACGTGAATGGCGAAAAATTCTCATTGGGTGTTTGCCGCAATTTAGGCCTTAGCAATAAAGAAGCAATTGCTTCAATGCCTTGCGCTGCTACATGCGGCTATTTGACCCGATGGGACACTGCACGCCAAAGCGATCGCGTCTTAATGAATTATTCTTATTGGCTAATTCAAATGAATTATGTCTTGCCCAAAATGTATAAGAGCCCGCCGTTTTGTCGGCGTGACGTTGTTATATGCGATGAGGCGCACAAAATACCTGACATCATTGAAAGTCACTTTGCGTGTCGCCTTAATGAAAAGGTCGTTAATAGAATTGACGCTGTAATAGGTGCACTAAACAATTGCGGCTTTACTTTTACGGTATCAACAAAAGCACTGCAAACCGCATTACAGCATGCATTAAGTCATGCCGAAGGTGTTTCACCAGCATTACATCACGATGCGCTCAAACGAGTTTATAAAGCTTATACAGATCTTCTTCACGACATTCATACTGTTAAGGCCGCTGTGACTGCAAAATACTTGCCAGCCAACTTATCACCTGAAGCACTAAAACAATATAGCGCTAAACTTCCTCGCGAAGCACGTGCATTATTTGTGCTGGCTGATGACGTTAAAGATCAACATTGTAAAGTTGAAGACTATACACAAATGATTGAAGTGCATGGGCTTCGCAATCTTGTTGCTTGCAATGGCGACGGCGGAGATCGGTCATATCATAATCTTTCCGATTACAACCTTTTTCACAAGCATTTTCGGCGACATGCAGGTGTGCGTATATACATGAGCGCTACGCTGCAGCCTGAATTGTTGATACAGCGCTGGAACTTAAACCCAGCTACAACACACATAATTGATATTCAAAGCGATTGGGATCCGCTAAAAAGTCCAATTGTTTGTTGTGCAACAAGTAACATGTCATATAGCAATGGGCGGGCAAGTGTCGACTCTGCAATCAAAAAGATTGATCGCTTGCTTGACTCACACAGCAGTGAACGCGGCATTATTCATACAACAACAAATGTCATTATGAATAGTTTACTTGACCGCTCACGACATGCAGCTCGACTATACACTTACAATGGGACTGCTGAAAAGCTTGAGCTGTTAAAGCGCATTCGTGAATTGCCTAGCAATGCTGTATTGTGCGGGCCATCACTATTCACAGGAATCGACTTGAGTGACGAGCTGGCACGATTCAACATCATATTCAAATTAAGCTTTCCAAATGTAAGCAGCCAATTGTGGAGTCGCCGCTATAAATTTCAGAAAGACGTTTACTTTGGAGAAACGGCTGCTGTACTTGAACAAAGTGCAGGGCGCAGCACTCGTCACGCTGACGATTGGAGCACAACTTATATACTCGATGATCGTGCTGCAAAGTTTATAAAAGGCAACAAGCGATACTTCAGCGACAGCTTCTTAGCTCGTGTATTATAAAAAAATCCCATGGCTGAATCATATCGGCCATGGGATTAGAGTCTAACTGCTCTTTCTCCGATTCTCAATCATCCCTGCGGGAACCTACGGTAACACCAGATTTGTTAAGGTATAATGCGAAGCCGTTGCGGAATGGAATCTTATATTATTATAACAAGTTATATTATATTGTAAAGGAAAAAATGCATTATGCTTCAAGAACGCTAACAATGAAGCGCAAGATCTTACTGCGAACAATTTCGTTTTGTCCAAATTTATATACATGAATATGGTTTTGTGCCGCTTCTGGCGTATCAAATTTATTGTAGATTTCCTTATAGCCGCTAAGCTTGCCAATATCGCTTTGCTTAAGGTCACCACAAACAACATAACGGCTGTTCTTACCGAAGCGTGTAAGGATGGTTACAATCTCACTTTTGGTTAAGTTTTGGGCTTCATCAATAATTACTATACTATCATTAAATGTCAAGCCGCGGCAAAAGTTGACGGGAATAGCACTAATGATGTTGGCTGTTTTTAGTTGCAAGCATGTTGCATCATCTGTAATCTCCTTAACTTTTTCAAGTAGTGGCATTGCATATGGCAAGAACTTGTCATCAACTTCCCCAGGTAGTGAACCAATACTGCGTGAAGCGCTCTCAATTACACTACGAATATAGATGACGTTCTTAATCTTTTTTTCCTTGAACAGCTCAAGCGCGGCGAGTACTGCAATATAACTTTTAGCACTGCCAGCAGGGCCATCAACAAAAGTCATGTTGGAGTCATCGCACTTGATACTATCATAAAACCCTTTGTGATTTTCATTAAAGTGAAATGGCTTTTTAATTTTAAAGTTGTATGAAAAGGTAGCGGCCATTCCATTTTCAATTCCAGCCAACGCATCATCATGATACATTGCTGCTTCGGCGGCCTTACGTTTCTTTTCTCTACGGTGTGCGATTGGGTTGATTGGCATATTGTTTGGTTGTTTGTTTAATGAGATTGTCTTATAAAACTAAACTGCCGATGCATCGGAACCCAGGGCGGGGTACCCTAAGAAGATGCATCGGCAATTTTTCGGATGCGTACTGCATCATATGTAAATTAAAATAAAGTATCTGCAAGAGCAGATCAAATTATTTTTGCTTTGCTTTTCCAATGTTAAGTGCTAACAGGTCGATAACACTATAAATTTTGGCTAATACCGTACCAGCTTGTGGAGTTGGTGTTGCTGCAGCAATTGCACTTGCAAGTGTGACTACAGCGGAAACAATGACAAACCATGGTTGGTTTTCGATCAGTGAGATAATTACTTCCATATTTTTATATTTTGGTTGTGATTAGTTGCATGTTCACTAGAACATGCGTAATCGAGTTTATTTATAATAATGCGGCTCTAATTTCTTATGATATCGCACTTCATATGTGTAGGCATTATATCATGTGCAGTAAATCTTTTGTAAAAGCTACCACTCTTAAACGCTTCAGCAGATGGTTCCCATATTGTATGATATACACTAGATATGTCGTCGAACACATTTGACGACCAATCACAAAAACGTCGTGAGTAACAAAAAACCAAATCAGGAAAATTAGGATGATGATCTGAAATATAAAATTTATCTTGTGGCAATTTTGGATGATCTAATCTAGGTAATGCGTGAATATAGCCATCATATCGTACCAAGAAGATCCAATCATACTTCTGATTATTTTCTTTTTCATACTGCTCAAACAATCGTGAAACACTTTGAATACTATACAATTGTGATAACACACATCCATAATTACGCTCATTCCAATGTTCAAATCTATTCGTAAATTTTGCATCAAGAAACTGTTTAACTTGAATAGGCATAAAAAATTTACGAGACTGTTCTACATCAATAACTTTTGGCCTATAATTTTCTTTAATTATATCTATTGCATTTTTGTGAATGCGGCATCCATTTAATGTACTACATGTTGCTGTTTCGTAAATGCCAGATTCTTCCCACCACACATGACAAAATACATCAGCATCATATCTTTTTATAAGATTTTTATATGTATGTAATACCTGAGCATTTTCAATAAAACGCGGTTGGCCAAAAAATAATATTGCTACCTTCATCGTGTTAAAAATGTGTTTAAGTCTTCAGGTGTTCCAATCCCCCACATACCATCAATATCATATGTTTTAATTCTCTTACCATCTGCAACGGCCTGATTGAATACTGGACATACATAAAATTCATTGTTAAAACGAATCTCTTTCGCAATCATTTGTTCCGCATATCGTACATAGTCGCGTCCATGTTTCCAGTAGTAAATTCCAGCAGTAGCAATATCACTAATAGGATTCTTTTCGGCAACCTCTGTTACATATCCATCGCTATCAATTCGTGCAAAACTCCATTTTGGATGTGTTGAGCGGAATGTAACCATACCAGCATCAACATCCTGTTCTTGCATCTTGTACATAAACTCACTTGTGTTCCAATCAAGATACTGATCACTGTTAGCAATAAGTAATGGAGAGTCGTTGTCAATAAGATGCTTGGCTAGCAATGTAGTACAACATGCTCCTTCAGTCAATCCATCAACATCAATAATGTCGCAATCCTTAGAGATTAAACCTAGCAATGAAGTAAGATTGTATTTTTCGCGATGCTCTCGTTGTGCAATGAAAATGTGGTGTGCATCAAAGTTTAAGTTATCAACAACCACTTTAATCATAGGTGAACCATGTACACTAATCAATGGTTTTGGGAATGTATAGCCAGCCTTTTCAAATCGACTGCCTGCACCAGCCATAGGTATAAGTACATTTAAATTTTTATCTTGCCATGTTGTATTCATAAGAGTGTCTTTTCTTTTTAGGTGTGTTTGTATTTTTTGCAATGTGAGATCCTGGGAATTCTTAACGCGCAATACATCAGCACCACAACGCTGTGCAGCCAACAATCCGTGCGGGCTATCTTCAACCACAAGAGTATCTTCAGGCAACAATCCAAGAGCACTCATTGCAGCCCAATATATTTCAGGATGAGGCTTGCCATGTCTTACATCTTCGTTGGAATATATCAAATCCATATGTTCAGCTATACCAAGGCGTGATAGCATTACAAATACACTACGGCGAATACTGTTGCTGCAACACGCAAGTTTAAAACCATCATCACGTAACTGCCTACACATCCCAATAAGTTTAGCGTCAGACTGCAATTGTGAAATTGCTTCAATTGTTAATCTTTGTTTTTCTTCCCAAACCGTTTGGTGCGTTCCTATAGGTAATGCTTTTCGTTGTGAAAGTATGTTTAACTTTTCAAATGTTTTAAGACCATCATAAACAGCCAAATGTTCAGCTTCACTTATAATATACTGCTTACCTATTTGGTAAAGAGCTTGGTTAAGCGTATCATAATGTATTTTCTTTGCATCTACCAATACGCCATCCAGGTCAAAAATAATAAGTTTAATCATACATGTCTAAACAATTTATATGCAATGTCCTGCATCTCAATTTTATGTATTGGCACGCCGTGTCTCTGCAAGTTAAAACCCAAAAAGCATTCAGGATTGATTGCACAACCTTCAGCTACCAACTGATTGATGTTTTGAAACACTGAAAAGTACTTACACATATTCACATCATTACCAATTGCAAAAATATCATTCACGCTATATTCAGTATGTTGATAATAATAGTCTGCATTTACATATACATATTTTTCATCAAATTTATTAAAATCTAAATTTTGCGAAAAATACAAATCTGTTCTTAAGCGTAATGTAATATCAAACTTTAAATTGCGTTTATATGCAAAAGCATTTTTGACGAGATTAACTCCATTCATTGAAGAAAACATCGACAGCGTATTTTGTATTGGATGAGGAAACCTTGAGTCGGGTATCAAGGTACTTTTAAAGTCTATAGGTTTTTCGCAAATGTAAGAGTCGGGATTGCAATCAATAAATGATAATACGTTGGCTAAACTATAACCATCACGATCAGCAATCTCAGGCCAATAATTTTGGCCATGCAAAGAGTTGTCATTCCAAAAGTGGCCAAAAATATAAAAGTTATAGCGGTCTCGATTGCATTGAATAATATGTTTAAGGTGTGTTGGCCAACACTCTTTAAAATTGCGGATTTGACCGCTATAACATAACGCTACATTCTTCTTCATTTGCTCTTAGGATATTTTTTAGTAAGCCAATCGATGCCTTTGGTTTTCTCATCATAAAAACCTTTGCCTGTGTACATATTAAGAACATCAACAAAATACTTTTCATACATAAGAGCAACCTTTTCAAGACTAAAGTTTTCACCCCATACACGACAATCTTTAGGTTTAATTTCGTCGATACGATGAATAGCGTCAATAAAGTCTTGCATTACTCTGCAACGATAACCAGTAATGCCATGCAAATTATTTTCGGCAAAAGCTCCCCAGTCGGTGGTAATGGTTGGTGTGCCACTTAACAGGTTTTCGATTTGAACTCCACCAAACGGCTCAAGATAAATGCTAGGTAAGAAACTAGCTTTTGCTTTACTCATAAGTTCTTTGCGCTTTTCAGTATCAGCATAACCAACATATTCAACATGAGCAGGCAACTTATAACCTTTTTCTTTTTGCCCCGCAATCACAAGTTTAACACCAGCACGTTGAGTAGCATCAATAGCAATGTTAACACCTTTGCCATCATATACACGCCCAAGATAAAGAAAGTAATCTTCTTTCTTTGCGTTATACTTAAAGTCATTGACATCAAAGTAGTTTGGAATAACTACTTCTCTCCAACTTTGTTTACATTCTACTGCACTCTGCAAACCACAATATGCATGATAAATTGCATAACTTTCAAAGATCTTAAACTTAGCCCAATGTCCGTCACCATAACCAATACCAGGCTCAACTACAATCATATCACTATGCGCATCACAAATTGGTCTAACACCGCTGCCCCAAAATGGAAGCAAGAAATCATTCTTCTGTTTGCGCGCAGAAATTTCTCGAATAGCATTGCCATAAAATGTTTGATATGCATGATCTTCGGGATCATACTTAAAGAAGTTAGCACGCCAATCATAATTGCCATAAGCAATTTCAAGGTCACGATTGGTAGTTACTGTAACATGTTCATCGCATTCAAGATCGCTATCTTCATGACCATAATGAATAATTGTATGGCCAAGTGCTTTCATCATCTTGCCAAACTTGACAACTTTTTGCGTATATGCGCACGCAACATAATCTTTATTTGATACCGTGTGCGGTAATCCTAACAGGTGAAATCTCATATTTTTATATATCTGTGTTTACCAACTACTTTGATAGTATACGCTTTCAGTTTCAAAGTCAGTTGTGTTGATGATGGTTTTTAGAGTTTCATCTGTGTCAGCCATCTTTGACCAATACCATTCATCAACAGTATTGTGTCCAAAGAAGAAACCAGCGACTGGTGGAAACAATGTGTCTTCTCGCGTTTGCAGAGCAGTTTCCACCAAGCTGGACAGTTTGGTTAGGAGTTCATGTGAGAGTTCGACTCGCTGACATTCGTCAAGGCCACCTTGTGCATTGTCAACTAGCCAGCCATGAAGCGCATTGTGTTTGCGGAAATATCCAACCTCGCTTGTATAGCGGCGGCTATCCTTAGAGCTCTTTGCTTTTGGCTCCCGCGTAAAGTACATGTCAAGTCCCATATGTTTATTGTGTTATAGAGTAATAGTAGTCAGTTAGATCCCAAAGGTCAGCTTCGGATAGCGAGTCATAATCAAGAGGCATATTAACGATTCTTGTTTTGTTCCAAGAAGAAGCCCAGAAGCGTTGTGCAAATGTCACGGAATTCTGCTTCTTCACTCATGATGAGTGGAGTTTTGCTGTTGAGCAATTCATAGTAGCGCGCAATAATGGTGTCGTATGGATTCATATTAGAAGTTTGGAAAGTAATTGTTCGGAAATGCTTTTTTAATATCGGCATGGATGCTGTCAAGAAATTCGCCGTATAGTAGTGAGCGATCTTTAAGCTGCTCACTTGTTGAGACTGCAAACAGCAACCTGCACAGGTGTGTTGCGGCATCATCAAAGGCACGTTCAGCGTCCTTAATGTCAGCGAGTAGTTGTTGAGAATCTTTCATATTGTGGTTTCCTTACAGGATTATTGTACCACAAACTACCGAGAATGTAAATAAAAAATGCATTAAAATGGGATTTATTTACTAACCGTTGAAAATCAACAAGTTACACAAATAAATCGGCATTTTAATGCACGTTGACTGTCAACTAGTTACGGCTTTTTCTTAAAAACCGAGGCGTATTTTAGGACTTGTATGAGGAGCAAACATTGTCAGCAATCTGTTGACGGTACTGCAGCCATCCCACAAAATTACCACTACGGTCACCTTTCTTAGGAGCAGGAGATGCTTGATGCTCAAATGGCGATGCATGAACTGGTTTGCTAGCAACCAATCGGTCATAAATGAACAGCGCCTTCTTTACGCTTTGATCTGCTTTACGATATGACACCTGAGCACACAAGCTAGCACTAAGTTTCAACGCATCTTCAAGTGATATGTCAGAGTTAGTATAATCAGGAACATACGGCAGGTGCCATTCACCAGCTTTTAACAACTTGGGTTTGCTGTGCAGATAGTCATCATACATATATACCGCAAGTTCATGAATCTCAGGCTGTGCATCTGGATGATTGCGCAAGTAAAAAAAGTTATCCCATTCGGTTGCGGTAGCAACAACCTTGATGTGGCTCCACGGCTCAACTATACGATTCACAATTTGTTTGTGTGCACCAATTTTAGATAGAAGCCATGCAAAGCCGCATGTCACACGCCCGCTCAAGTCCCATAGACATTCTGCGCATGCTTTCCGCCATCCTTGCAATTCTTCAGCGGCTTGCATGCCACTCGCGTTGCGTCCCCAATGTACAGGAACTGCCGGTTCTTCCCAGATGCGCGACAACATAGCACTTACAGGTATTGCTCTGCTGCTAGCTGCATTGCGGCTTAATGCACGATGCGTCATAAATTCACTGTGAATGAATCGCGGGTATTCAAGTTCAAACGTAGTAATACGTTTGCCGTTAGGAGCAATGCTGTCAGCAACAATTTGTGATGTAATCATGTGTGTAAAATATATGTTAGTTGTTAAGCTTTTCGATGCTCTTTTATTTCCTCAATCGCTAAAATTGTAGAATAACATTCAGCAAAGTCAACCCAATGACTTTCGTGAAAATGGCCATGATATGATTTTGATGGCTGACAGAGTTTAATCAATTCGCTATGTTCAATACGCTCTTTATAGCATAAGTCCCAGAGCGTAGGATCTTTTTCGCACCAACCGCTAAGACCTTCCTTATCAAAGGGGCCGATCCAACTTGGCGTAGAATGCGTAATAAGAACGTCACACTTCTCAACCAGTTCTGGTTTTAGTACGAATACTTCATCACTCCAGTAACTTAAACCTTCTTTTCGAAAGACTCGATCAATGCTTACTGCTCCGCCGACAAACAAGAATTTTTCTCCGTTGATCGTTTCGGTATGATAGTCAGGCAGCAATTTAAAGTGGCTCAGGTCAATTCGATCAGAACCATTAAAATATTGTGGATCATCATGATTGCCGCGAATCGACATAAATATCATATTTCGCTCTTCAAAAAATTCATTCATAAGGAAGCAACCTTTACGTTCGCCCTCTGGTGAATAGTTAAATCCCATACCAAGATCACCAACACAAATCAATGTGCAGTCGCGCAAATCGAGGTCAGTAACTTTCTTCATTAGACGATTAAATGCGCCGTGGATGTCTCCGATAATGTAAATTGGATTGCTCATATTGTAATATATTTTTGATCTTTTAAATAGTGGATGATGTCATCCTGTTGTGATTTTGTGTAACTCTTTTTCAGCTTTCGTCTAGCGTTTATAGTGGAATAATTTCGATATACTTCTGCGAAACTACAATGAAAAACAAAGCCATGTTTTGGAAAAAACACATTGTTACCTTCAATATAGTATCGCATATTATATTATTGTTCCCGTCACTTTACAATTTTGATCTTACCAACATCAACACCAAACTTAGCAGCAATGTCTTGGAGTGTTAGCTCCACCACTTTTGGGCGTTTGTCAATGATTTTTCCATTGGAGTTTTCCCAATAAATTTCATTGGCATCATATTCTCTTTTGCTCCAATAACCATTGGAGTTTTCGTAATAAATTTCATTGCCATTGGCATCATATTCTCTTTTGCTCCAATAACCAGTGAAGTTTTCGAAACGGATTTCATTGCCATGTGCATCACGTTCACTTTTGTCCCAATAACCAGTGGATTTTTCGAGATAGATTGTATTGCCATCTTTATCCTTGATGACGAATGGAAAGTCTTTGATTTTTAATTGTTGTGCGATTGTTGTTTTCATATTATTATTATATTAGTGTTAGTCGAGGTCTTTCTTATCGGAGCGGAATGTGCCGTTCCAGTAATGAATGTATACAAGTCCAGCAATAGATACTACTTGTAAGATCGCTCCTAGGATTTGATACACCATATTACCTGCTAGTGACATCATGATGATGCCGACCAGTGGTGAGACATGAGCGAGGGCGAAGAGGATGATCATCGAGATCAAGATGAGAGTGTCAAAGATTTTGGTTTTCATAGTGTTGTTCAGCATACTATTATTATATTATTGTTCCTGTCACTTTACAATCTTGATCTTACCAACATCAACACCAAACTTAGCAGCAATGTCTTCAAGTGTCAACTCAATTGGCTTGGTAAGAGCATTGAATGCTTCTTCTGATAGAAGTTTACCATCAACATACCATGCTTTACTTCCATCAGCCCATTCAATTGCTGGACCATCAAGACGATGAAGTTTACCATCAACATACCAAGCTTTATATCCATCACCATCTTCAACTGCTGGACCATCAAGACGATGACATATTTTCATTTCTCGGTCTTTGTAGAAAATCTTACTACCATATTTGCCAATGTGAATGTATTGTTCTTGCATACTTTTATTATATTATTGTTCCTTCTTTGAAGAGTAACCCAATCGCTTGGCTACTTTCGGTGATAGTGTTGCCCACCAGCCACCTTTGCTAACAGTAGATCCTGCTTCACCCGTCTCCTGACAGGTCTTTCCACTAAGATATTCCGCAAATCGAATCATACCTTCAACAGTTTCATCACCCCCATCAATATAAAATCTCAGTGTGCCAAACTTTTCTTTATATTGGTCAACCTTTACTGCTGGTGGTTTCTGATAGACATAAAGCTCTTTATTGTAAAAGTATTGACTAATCTTACTGGTTGCAGCTCTTACTTTACTAGCAAATGAATTTTTAAGTTTTTGTTTTTGTTCCAAAGTAAAAGCAATTTTACAGTTTTTATATGGGTTAAACCATTGATCAATTTTTATCCGAATAGGTGTCCAAGCTTTTTGGAAAAAGCGCATAGTTTTCTTATTTGGATTAGGAATCGAACGAGAAGTATTTTTGGTATAGTCTACAATTGCTCCACAAAGATTGTCTACGAGAGTCTCCCAACCTTTAGGGCAATCATTCCAGCATCTTTGAAACTGTGGTAGTAGTTCGCCGTCTTCTCCTGTATAAAAAAGACTCGGATACTTTTTAAACAGATGTTGCTCAAAGTCGAAATCTTCTTTGACTTCTGCTTCGATTTTTTCTTTTAGTTCTTTCACGGTTTTAGTTTTCATATTATTATTGCTTTTCAAATAAAGCTTTTAATCTCTCATATTCAGAACGAGCTCTGATCATTTTTTCCTCGTCACGTTCTTTTTCATACTTTAATCGATTTGCGTATTCAAGATCAGTTTCAAATCGTTTACCACGAAGCTTGAGATGATACCCGCCTTCATAGCAATAATCTTCATAGATTTGTAAATCGGTCCAATCCTTTGAATATTTTTCTTGTAGTGATTTAAGATATTCAATTGCTTTATCAATACTCATCTCGTCTAAATTAAGATCAGTAGCATCTGTATTACGAATTAATTTTTCCATAGCGTTTCTGTAAGAATGTAGTATATCGGCAGTCCAATTATAATCAACAACAATATAAGCATTTGGAATGCCCATTCCCCTTTTTAATTTGTCTTTAAAGTCTTCCCATTTCATGTTATTTTTCTTTCAGTTCGATGTTTGCTTCATATCTTCCAGATCGTGCTCCTCTTTGGTCGGTTTATAGTTTGCCACGTTCTTCAAGATATGATTCAACATCTGAGTAGTCGTAAGATCTTTCTTTGCTCCAAAGCCAGCATAATACTTATAGGTCATTTTAATCTCTCCTTGTAGGGCTTCTAATGCTTCTCTATCTACCCGAGACTCAAGATCAGCCTTATTGAGTATAGCGAATAACTTTCTGGTGGTATTATACATTGTAATGTCTTCAGTATCCTGATAAAAATCAGGTATCACATTTTCGATATAATCGGCGGTGTTCATGACATCATTGACTAGTTTCGTATATTCATTAACATAATAAGCTACTCGCTCAGGAATACTTTCATAGGTATGTGCAGGAATATAGCCTACAGGCAGTTCATAGAGTGTTTTGTCTAAGACGCTCCACAAGTCTCCAATGATGTCGCTTTTCGTCTCGCTATTTTTAGCGTGGGTTTCGCAATTAGGGCATTTTTTCATAAGTAATTTGGTGTGATATTTTTCATAACAGGTCATACATGTTTCATAACGATCCGTGAAGAGGGTGTCATTGCAGTCTTTGCATTTTTTCATATTATTCGTAGCCGAGTTTTTCTGTGTGAATCCAACGGTAAATTACTTGATCATCTTTATTAATCTCTTTAATCATAAGGCCATTTTCAAACGCTTCTTTATGAATATCCTTAACTGCTTGTCGATATGCAATAGTATTTTTTGGAAAGAATGATATTACTAAGGCAAGGATTGCTATTCCTAAACAAACACCAACACCCAAACACATTAACGGGCTATCTTGTTTCATAAATTAAGTTCTTTTTTGGTTTTCTCGTTTTGAAGTGCAACCATTTCTTTAAATTTTTGTAGTTGTGCTGCTGGAGGTTGTAGTTCATCCCATGATGGCGGAATTGCTTCGCCTAGTGCGTATGCGGCTTCTCTCCAGCCATCACGTTCTTCAATCAACTCAGCTACAAGTTTAGCACGCTCTTTCAAGTCAGGGCGGTCACTAATGATTTGCTTTAGTTTTACTTGATTGTCGTGAGCGGCTTTCCACGCATCACATTCACGTTTAAGTTGATCTCGTTGCTCGGTGACAATTCTTGTTTTCTCGATTTGCTTGCACACTTCACTAAGTTTATCATACGCTAATTGCTCCCACTTATCTAATTCCTCCTGCGTAGTTGTTGCTTTTCTCAGTTCGATCATTTCTCTTTCAATTTCTTCGCTTATATATCGTGGAACCCATTGATCGGCAAATCCATCGATATGACGAGCAGCGGCGTCTGTTTTTGGTGTGTTGCTCATGTGTATATTTTGTAATTTACAATAGATAGTATTTCTGATAAGCTTTTGATTCCTTCTTTAAGTTTTGCATTCTCAGAGGCAAATCGAGCGTTGGCTTCACGAAGGTTAGCTAGGTCAGCTGGTAGACATACCATGTCTTTATGCTCTACAAGTCTATCGGCATAATCTTTTGCTTCGGCAAGTTCAATCTTCAATTTTTCATTTTCTTCAGATAGCCTTTTTATATTATATGTATCACCTTTGACTACAGCTTCAAGTTTTTCACACTTGATTTTCCATACTTTATTTTGATTAATAAGATGCCTGTTGTCGGCTTCAATTTCTTCAAAACGATCAAGTATTATTTCTGCGGTTGATTTCATATTTTAATTTCCGTCTTCTGGTCCCGTACAGAAGAGTGTATCAATTTTCTTTAGATTAGCAAGGATTACTTCTTGATTCATACTAATATTTCTGGCAATGAAGATCTGATGACAAATATGCGTAAGCAATACAAGTTGTTCTTCTTGAGTGTAATTTTGAATCTGAGTTAGTCTTCCAGTTGGAAGTTTTGTGTGCTTTTTCATGTCTTATTATATTGGAGTTCCCTTAATCAAGACCGTCGAGCCGATTAATAATTTCAGTGAGCTCTTTGATTTGTTTCATTGCACGATCATAATCAGCTTTTGCTACGAAGCTCTTATATTTGGATGTTCCTACAGAGGAAGTAGTTGGAATCCAGAATTTGTGAATCTTGACTTTCATATTGTGGTTGAACCGTAGTAATATTCCAAAAATGCTTTGACACGAGCCAATGATTGAAACGTAGTGGAATCTGCCAACCACATTCCGCCGCTGGTGCCAGTGTTCGGGAGACGTTTATAAATTGTCTTTCCGAGATATTGGGAATGTTTCTTGTATTTTGGAGCGAGTGTAATCATAATGTGGTGGTTTGCCTTACGAGATTATTATACACTAAAAAATCCCACATGTAAAGGACTTTTTTCAGTAAAAATGCATATTTTTTCATTTTTGTTGGTAATCAACGAGTTACAGAGGCATAAAAAATCCTAGGGCCGCAAGATTTTGCAGATTCCGAGGATTTTTGGCAGTTACAAGGGTATCCTACCGTATTCAGGGCCTTTGTACACATCTTTTTACATAAAAAGCGAAAATACTTTGGCTCATGGAATCCAATGAGCTCATTTTTTACCTTCCCAATCGAAACTCCACATATTGAAAAATGGCACATCACGTTCAGCGTCATAAGGCTCGATCTCTTCTAGCCAAACATATGACGAAGAGGAATTAAGTTGAGTTTTACGCACGGTATATTCCTGTCCAATGACAAGATACTTTTGATCGTCTACTACATTGGTAAACCATGCGTGCGTGCAAGGTTGAGTAAATGTAATCTTTTGGCCATCTTTCGGGAGTCCCATTCTTTCTTTATCTTTTTCAAATACGCTCATGCTTTTTCTAATACGCTCAGTGTTTTCAAAGATGTTGCCGATTACCTCAATATCCTCCTCGCCCCAAATTCCCCGAATATCATTTTTATTAATCCAAGTTAAAAAAACACCCTTCATCAAAAATCACTTTGCCAACAAAGTTTTCATTTATGTATTGATCAGATGTCGCTTTTACAATATCGCCTTCATAAATCTCAGCGCCATTCTTATCTTTTAGACCAGTGTATTGTTCAAACACAAATCTTGATTCATCAGTAAACAATGCATCATAAAAATTAAAAGCTATTTTTTTAAAATCCATTCCCTCTCCCTCACCCCAATAAAAATCACTCTGATTATCCCAGACTCTAAATTTAATTTCTCTGTTCATGCTTCTAATAGTTCACTGTTCTCAAAGATGTTGCCAACAACTTCATAATAAACATTCTCTTCTTTTGGGCAGTTAGCCACCAAGGGAATATAATTACCATATTTATCGTCGCCGATTGCATGTCTACCAGACGTGTTTAAGACAAACCCAACAACAAATGGGGAGAACACAACAGGAGCCAATGGACATTCGTGATATTTTACAATATCTCCCTCATAAATCTCAACATTATTCTTATCTTTTAGGCCAGTATATTGCTGAACGAGATATTCATTGTCAGGGACTCTAATCATATCATTTTCTACAATATCTAAAAAATATAAATCACCATCAAAATCAAAAAACCATTCATCTTTTGTAAAGAACTTCTCTGAGGTCTTTGACCACACTCTAAATTTTAGTTTTCTCATGCTTTTAATAGTTCACTGTTCTCAAAGATGTTGCCAACAATCATATAGCCTTCAGAGGTGGTCCAATCGCTAAGAAATTGAAATGCACCGCAATCTCGATTTGCACTATCATATGCAAAAAATCCAAAACCGCTCCCTTCAGGTTCATATTCAACCTCCTCGTGATGAGAGTGATTAAAAATTTCTAAAATGTCGCCTTCGTAGATGTCTATACCATTCTTATCTTTTAGACCAGTGCATTGTTGAATGACGAGAGGAGATTCATTGATGTGTGTAAGTCCATCAAAGTAATGATCTGGTTCTGGTGATGGTATATACTCACCATTGCAGTTTACATAGTCTACGATTTTTCCAGTAAAAATATCAAGTACCCAGTTACTACTAGCGTGTGTACCTCCGTCATCGGCACTCAACCATCGTTTATATTTTTTAGTCCAGACTCGGAATTTAATTGTTTCTCGGTTTGTCATAATTTAATGAATATAAATTGCTTCACAGTCAAACGGATCATCATCACGATCAGCAACTTCATGTTTACCATAATACCATTCGGTATACACATTAAGTTTAATCTTAACGTCAGCTGCATATTCCGCTTCATTGACTCCATCCTCATATCCAGAAACAATAACCATCGTTTCTGGATCATAAGCGCTTAGTTTTTCAATCAGTTGTTTTACGGTCATGAATTATTTTCTTTGTAAATGATGATGCATAGCAGGATTATAATAATTATAAAACACATATTATGTCCAAAGGTATTGATGATATTGAACAATGATGTTCATGGCCCACAAGTCTTTTTCTTCGATTAGTTTTTCGAGACGATTTGTTTCGGCATATGCTTCTGCGTATGGCATTCCATAAACATCATCACAACTTCTCATTGAGAATAAATCTTTTTTGGGGCATAACGGAATTGGATGAGAGTTGTCGTGTGCTGCTTCAAGTTCTGTACGCTCAGTCTTTACGTAGTTATAAACTGCACGAAGAAGAGTGTCTCTTGTTTTTAAAGTATTAATATATTCTTGAGACACGTATCCCGCTTTAAGATCCTCACTCCAGTCTGTTTGATCCCGAAGACCCTCTTCCTTTTCTACATAATGAATAAGACACTCAAAAAGCAAATGTGGTATGAGTGTTGTCTTATCACACCATGTATTTGGAATGCTTTTGGTTAACCACTTTTGTCGTGGATTAAACGATGCAGAAATTTGATATTTCAAATCCCACCAGAAGAAACTGTTAAAGATTAGTGAGGGGTGCTTAAACACTCTCAATGGATTGGTTTTGTATGTGTGAATCATTTTTTTATTGTTATTTAAAAGAGTCGTAAATAAGCCAAAAACCTGCGATCAAAACAGGTATAGCGAAAATCATTTCAAATGTGTCGATGTTAATCATTTAGCCCATACTTTCTATGGTTTCATTTCTTACTTTTTTAATGTCAGCCAAGACATTTTCTGCTCGTCGCTGCAAAGCGTCACGGCAGTAGTTGTACGTGCCATCTGGACGAGGACCAGATGCTACTAAACGAACGAAACTATGAAGCTTTTCATATTCAATAAGGTCGTTGATTTGCATAAGTGATAGACTGTCTTTCATATGATTATTATACCAAAGTTCCGTTATCTTCTATTTGCCAATGGTGCGGAGAAAAGCTTCTGCGCGTTGTGCGGCGGTGGCAAATACGATGTTAGCAACAAACTTTTGGAGTGCGTCCTCATAAAGCCGAATGGTTTGCGCCCCAGCCTTGATGATGATGGACTCGGCTGCTGCCATCGCGTTGAGGTCGTTGATGTAGTCGGGGAGTTGATGGATTAAATACCATTTTTTCTCTGGCGCAGATGCTCCACATCCAAGGTCTTTTGGTAATGGTATTTTTTCCCACCCACACGCTTTCGCGATGGCGATCCGTTGTGCTTCAGGATTCATGGTTTTTTCTTTGATAGTTTTAGTGCGATTGCTTTGTTTATCTAGGTATTGTTCGTTCGTCATATGATTATTTTAACATAGTTCCTTCGGAAGGTAAACAAGAAAATGTTAAATATTCCAAGTAGTTTCTGTCACAGAATCACCGCATGTCTCACAGTAACCATCCTCAGTTTCACAAGAGTCATATTGGAAACAACCAATCAAATCGTCAAGGCTGACAGTATTATCTTTTAACTCTTCCTTGAATTTCTCGCAGAGATAATCCACAAACTCATTGATCTGAGACTCGCACATTGGTTCAAATTCGCCATAAACGTTTTGACCATTCACCGTAGTGCCAAATGATGTACATCCCTCACTTTTAATAATTTTGTATTTTGTTTTCATATCAAATCAATCCTAAGATTTTCTTTTCTTCATCAGTTAGTTTATCTAAAGCGTTTTCTCTTTTGTCAGCATATGACAATTCAGCGGTCAACTCATCTTCATCAGCTTTAAATTCTTTAAAAGAATTATACAAAACAATCAATTCTGTATCTAAAGCCTCTGCAAATTCAATAGAGCAATATGTAGGTAAATATGATTCACGCAATTCAAGTAGCATATGGCAATAACCTCCAGTTTCGCAACCGTCCCAGCTTGCTAATTCATCTAACTCTTTAATAATTTCTTCTGTGATTTTCATAAATTGTGTTTCATAATTATTCAATAATACGTAATGTGAAGTATAAAGCGATGGTCAGATATGCAATGATTTTAATTTTGCGATGTAAAGAATCTGTGCAGTACGAAATACAACATGCGCATCCAAAAGCAATTAAAAATTTCAATAACCAAAGAATGCTCATTTTAAGATTCTTTGTAAGATGGGACAGTCAGTATAGTAAGAATCGAATGAATATACTTTGCCCCCGTGGAAAATATAACGGATACTATCAATCTCCGTATCACGATTCACAAAGAAAATTTCTTCACCATATTCTATACGTCGGCAAGCATGAACGTCCGATAGGAAGTCATCCTTCCAATTTTTTGGTTCTCCATTGTGTGTATAAAAATCTTCAAATGAATATTGACATGCAACTAAGCTGCCGTGCAAGATACATTCAAACAATACTTCTTCTTTAAAGCGGTCAAAATTAACTGCAAATTTTTCCATAAATTTAGTGTTGCTTAAAGTAAATGATGATTACAGCAATCACTGCAGCAATAACCCAAATGATTACTTTACTTTGTTTGCTACCATCATTTAATTTGTCAACCTTAGCTTCCAAACTTTTTAATGCATCATTTGCTTTTTGTTCAATTTCTTTTTCTGTAATCATAATTTTTATTATATCGGTGTTCCCTTTATCCAACAAATCCGTTAGCCCTCTTCTCCTCCATCGCGACGCGATGCATTTCATTGACACTGTCTAGGGCCATCTTGATGAGGCTTGTCTTGAGAAGTTCGCTAGCTGTGTCAGCTGTGTCAACTGTGCCAATGGAGAGTAAATTACGCAGGTATTGAAGATCTACAATGTGTTGGTCTTCACGCCAATCGGTACGCTTGAAGAACTCATCCTCAGAAATAGATTCTCCGTTGATGCACCATGCTTCTTTACCATTAGCGCTTTCAATTGCTGGACCATCAAGCCGATGATACTTACCATCAACTAGCCATTCTTTACCTCCATCAGCATATTCAATTGCTGGACCGTCTTCACGGTGAAGAATTGTCTTAGCTTTGTCTTTGTAGTACTTCTTTGTACCGTTCTTTAATGTCTCGATGTATTGTTCTTGCATACTTTTATTATATTATTGTTCCTGTCACTTTACAATCTTGATCTTACCAACATCAACACCAAACTTAGCAGCAATGTCTTCAAGTGTCAACTCTAGTGTTGGTGCTGTGAGAGCATTGAATTGTTCTTCAGTGAGACGTTTACCATCAACATACCATGCTTTACTTCCATTAGCATATTCAACTGCTGGACCATCAAGACGATGAAGCTTACCATCTAGCCACCATGCTCTACCTCCATCAGCCCATTCAATTGCTGGACCATCAAGACGATGAAGCTTACCATCTAGCCACCATGCTCTACCTCCATCAGCCCATTCAATTGCTGGACCATCAGTACGATGAAGCTTACCATTAACAAACCACTCTTTACTTCCATCAGCATATTCAACTGCTGGCCCATCTAGTCGATGTGCAATAGTCATATGTCGGTCAGAGTAGTAACGCTTTTTGCCGCCTTCATCAATTTCAATGTATTGTGGTTTCATATGCTTATTTTATTTGTGTTTAGATATCTAATTCTCGACGTGTCTCAAAGTCCCAAGGGTCAACGTCAATTTGCTTGAGACGCTCATCGTATGCATCGCTCGAGGCATCGTACGGGTCTGGAAGGTTCCAATAACCAAACCATTCATCCACTTGACCCTCGACCCGCATCCGAGCTTTCTTGTCGAAGAGCGTACGATTGCTTTCGCAATAGGCGCAGCTGCCGTGGTTGCGGCAAGAGCAATCAAATGCCTTGCTGCCGCGATATGGTTTGCGATTTTCTTTCCGGTGAATGATTGCTTTTTCTAAACTCATGATGTGGTGGTTTGCCTTACAAGATTATTATACACTAAAAAATCCCACTTGTAAAGGACTTTTTTCAGCAAAAATGCATATTTTTGCATTTTTGTTGGTAATCAACGAGTTACAGCATTACTTTGGCAATGGTGGGCGCTCACGGTGTTCCCACCATTCCGAGCCATCATATTCTACGCGCTCTGACCATGTTCCGTCAGCATACCAAACGGTTCCTTCTAGATGTTGGCAGCCATAGCCGTTATCATATTCAAAGTTCAGATGCGGTAATACGTCGCCCCGTTCACCGGAAATCACAACTTCTTCATCATATGAATGCCAATGTTTGACTTCCACATATTGTATAGTGCGACCAGCTGCGTGCTCTAAGAGTTCTTTTTTAGCGTTCATATTTTTTTAATATTAAAGCAATTGGTGTTTGCTGTTCATAGCGTGAGCGCTATCTTTAACTTGTTCGTATAGGTCATCAAGTGCTTCACTGAGTGAAGCATAATTGTTCAGGTTGACAGCCCATTCATTGCGAAAAAAAGTGCCTTTGACAGATGTTCCTGTAATCAGCTTCTTACCTTTCTTCATTACAGTTGTACTCAACATATGCCCATTGGGTTGTTGAACTTCAAATAGGCTAATGACCTGATCTTTAATTTGTGTGGCGGTATTCATAAAAAGTATTAGCGGTTTTTCATAATCCAGTCAATTGGATATGTACGGTCCGCCGGACCAAAGCGTTCATTGTAGACCGCCCGTTCTTCTGCGGTCAAATTGCCCCACACTGATTTGTTGCGTGGGCATGCTTCAAGCTTCTCATTGATAAGCCGAGTGATCTTCTCTTTAGTTTTCCAGTGCATCTTAGTGTTGGTTAGATAAAAATTAAGCAATGGCGTAAAAATCTTTTGCAGTATAGGCATTTCCCATATAAGCAACATGCCCGTTTGAGCAGATAATGTTGTAGTCACCTGACTTGCTCAATTTGACAACATACGAAGGATTGCTCCAGTAAACGGTGGCTCCGGCGGAGACTGCAGCTTTGACTGCATCGAGGGTTTGGTAGGTGGTGTGATTCATGGTGGTTGCCTTACAGGATTATTATACACTAAAAAAAGTAGAATGTAAAGGACTTTTTCAACAAAAATGCATATTTTTACATCTTTTAAGGTTTTTGTTGAAAATCAACGAGTTACGGCTTTTTCTGCAGTTTTCAGGCTAGCATGGAAGCTTTCCGCGGCAGTTTTCAGTTGATCGGGAAGCGGCCGCTTCCCATTCCATTCTTCAAGATGTAACTGCATCAGATAGGAGAATCCTGGGCTTTTGACGCTCATGCGGGCGAGAGAGCGATATGCACGACGGTAAATCCACCAGTCATAACGATCACGGAGGCGGTAGTATAATTCTTTCATAATAGGTTGGTTAAGATTTCAACAATTGCATAGTCCTTGTCTTTAAGTTCCACTTCCCAGATGCAGTCAGAGTTGGCTGAAACAATCTGCGGTAGGTGACTAGCGCGCTCAGCATGGCTGCGCGGTTTTGAGTCAGTGCCTTCGCTCCAATGAAACACTGGCGTATGATTACTCCATGTTTGTCGGAATAGTGATACCGCAATGTTTTGGTCAATACTAGGATTGCAGCGGTCATGCAGGTTGTCATATACCAATGCGCGATGTGCACCAAACCAGCGATGCAGCTGTTCAGTGGTCCAATAGCCTTTGTCTTCGTTTTCCAATACAAGACGTGCGCGCACTCCACTATTGCATCGGCTTAATGAGCGCAAGAAACGTTCACGATAATCCTGCACCGTTTCACGCTTGAGATCAGGCGTCTTGTTGAGATGCAAACACATTGGGCTGCTAAGATCTTGGGCGCAACCCATCATATCCAACACGTTGCTTTGATGATTCAATTCCTTGATACTACGATCAATCACATCGGTATTGTAACTCGACAATACATTAAACTGATCTGGATGACAACTTAGTGAGATATTCATTGCACGCGCAAGATCACCAGCACCACGAAGATTAGCTCGAATAGCGTCAATGTCAGGCAAGTCTTCGAGCTTGATGTTTAGTGTAGCATCGGTAACACATGGAAAAATACAGCTGCTAATACGATAGTGCAAAATGCCGCGCCCAACCATGCCGCCAAGTGTAGCATATACAACTGTGGTATTGTGCAAAATACGAGCGCTCAACAGCGCTAGTGCGGCATCACGAGGCAGTGCATTGAATCCTTTGCGTGTCATTGTTTTGGCGCTCAACTTCTTCTCATCTCTAAGCATCTCACTGATGCAAACTAACCCTAATCTCATGTTGTTATTGTATCAAACTGGTGTGTGTATGTAAAGGAAAAATGTATTCTTTCCCAAAATTCTTATTTCCGCTTTCATTGTAAATAAAGTTTTCAAGTATAGAAATAAAATCTTTATTTTTAGCAGCAAAACTTTCAGAGAGTCTAATCATACGATAATTGTTTTGTTTACACCAATCATTAAGAGCGGCGTCCTTAATCTGTTTAGTTTCCAATTGCCCATGTATGTCTTTAAAATGCCATACGCCGTCATATTCAAAACATACTTTTAATTTGTTAGAATATAAATCACGTGACAGATTATAACCATTATGTGAAATTATTCCGCCAAAAGTCCATTCATCATTTACATAATTTTCAATAAAATATGTTCTGATTAAAACTTCGTTTTTACTTGTGAATCTTTTGCTATTTGACATTTGCTCCCCCATCATTTTTCGATAGTCGGCATTTTGCCATAATACTTTAGACGCTGCAGAACACGATCGACTTCTAAGAGAATTAGTTTCGTCTGTAAATATTCTGCTATTTGCACATGAACGTGAACAAAAGTATTTTTCTTTTTTGGGAAAAAGTTTTTCACGTTCATTAACGGTAAATTCTTTATTACATTTACAGCAATTAACTGAAAAGTCCGAAAAGATTCCCAATCGTGAATCTGCACCATTAGACCATTTGCTATCAGTGCTATTTGGATTTTTATTACACCATCTAACATGATTTGCAAATGACTTATGAATTTCGGTAGCAATGAATTCACTGTTACAATGTTTACATACTTTCATATAAGTATTTATACTGGAGCTGAGCAAAATTGAACCTAAAAAGATGGTGTACCTGGGGGAGTCGAACCCCGTCCACGAAACATTAACGCTACTCTTCTACAACTATAGAACACATTTTTCATCGGTGCCTGATTATATTCAATCCAAGAATCTGGGAAACATATTTGAATGCTTCAATCTAGAGTGTATTTGCACACTCAAGCTATCCTCTGTCGTCGCCACATTCACATAGAGGAGTCTGTGAAGTGACGTAGCTTACGCAGCTAATGCGAGTGTGTTTTCGCCTTTTGTCTTTGTGCTCTTAGAGTCGAGCAGACTTTTGGTTGCAAGCAGCGCCTGTGAATCATGTCGAAACCGGAACAGGCACTAAGATTTTAAAATTTGATTGATAACGTGTTGAGCTGCAATGTCGGTGGGCGAAGCTTCACCAACCACAATTTCTTCGGTCCAACGGTGAGAGGTATTCATGGTTTTGCTAATGTAAAGTTTGCCGTTCTCAACATAGTGATCGGTATGCCAGCCGACAGCGTCACGTATGCATTGAACTGCAATGCGCTTTACTTCAGCTTCACTTATTTCAGCTTCAAACTTTTTAGTTGCGTTGATTTTCATTGTGAGATTATTGTAACATGTTTGGGTCAAGTTGTAAATGGAAAAATGCTGCAGATATGAAAAAAGTTTCATAGCAGGTTTTGCTATGAAACTTCTGTGTGTTTGCGAATGCTTTACTTGCCTTCAATGAAGCGGTATAGTTCCTCAGCTCGCGTAATAATTTCAGCGCTGCTAGGAAGCAATGCGTCAATCTTTTCGGCTGTGCATTCGCTAATGAATGATAATCTTACAGTATCAGGAGTGTCTTTTTCAACAGCTCTAAGATAAGAGTCAAAGTTACGGTTGTCAGCTTCTTTAAGCAAGTTAAGCTTTTCATAGAAGCGATTTTGACAATCGCCATGCGCAAGATTTAATAGTTCAAGGCGAATTTCATATGCGTTTTTATTCATTTGTTTTTGTGTGTTTGTGTTAATTTGTAATGTCGCGGTATGCAATCATTACAGTTTATATATAAAGACAAAAAAATACCTCCCGAATTTCGCATGCAAGCAGAGGCGCGGGAGGTTTGTTTGAAAATACTTATTATCGGTTTTTCCAGATCTTATATGCCTGTTCAAAATGTATAGCAATTTGCGTAGTCACGCGAACACTGATACCTTCATCTCCGGCATCTAATTCATGAAAATAATCAGCGATACCTCCAAGAAATTCTTCAAATTCGTCATGATCTAAATTGGCTACAGCTGTGATTGCTTTTTTAGTTAATGGAAAACCTACTTTGTGCGATTCATCAAGTTTATATTGTCCTTTGTTGTCAATAACTTCAAGATGCGTTCTAGGTTTTACATCATATGATGTGTCCCAAATTCCGTCTTTAAGTTTAGCAATAACTAAGTCATATTTGACTCTCTTAATATCTGCTTCTTGTAAAGAATCTTGAAGAATTGACTCCGCAGCTTTAAGAAGTGCGTCACCTTTTATATTGTATGCAAAACTATTCATATTAGTATTTATTTTCCTTTGTGAACTAATGGAATCTTTGATCCAAGATATTGAACGATATTGTCATCATCAATTAAACCTGTTTCAACTTTTTCATCGTGTGTACCGCGAAATATTACATCTGGAAATGCGTCACGAAGCGCATTAAACTTCTTCATAAATGATTCAAGGCGCTGTTTGTTTTCTTTAGTTGGTAAACTTTGCTTGAGCGCAGCTTCATCCAATTTGTATTGACCTTTGTTGAGTGTGAGATTAATCACATCGCCCTTCTTGTCACTCTTTGCGTATTGAACATTAAGGCGACCATCGTCAAACTTGTGGAAGATGCTAACTTGTTTGCCGTGCAACTTGTTGCCTGGAGCAGTGATGGTTGCTGTACCCATACCCATAGCCATAGCTTCTTTCATGATCTCGTCCAGATCAGAAAACTTCCAATTAGGATTTAAATGTTTCAGTAATGCTGGAATTTTCTTATCATTATAAAACGGATCATAATCGGTACCAGTAACATCAGAATACAATTTTGAGTTCATGTCCTTCAAAGCAATCATCATACTTTGACCTTGACGCAATTGCTTATTTTTACTTTGATTTTTGTTAGCCGCATCAATTAGGTCATCAATGAAACGGATTGAAACGGCTTCTTGTAATTCAATAACACCTTCTTCAAGGGAAACGCCTTCTTTAAGTTTAACCAGTTTATCAAGTACAAAATCTTTGCTGCCCATCTTGCGTTGGTTAAAAGCGATCTTTGTAACCGGCAGGTCTTTTGCTTTAAAGCTAATACTAGTGGAAGAAACATCGGTAACTACACCAAAGTTTGTTTTGTCACCTTTTTTGAAATTGGCAACAGCAGCTGCAATATCTTCTACGCCTTCATCGAGTTGTACTGCTTCTTCAGATACAGTTTTTTGAGCGAGAATTGCTGCAGCTGCAGCATACATTGGATCTTCGTGATAATGGAATGGTTTCATAATTGGTTGTTAGTTATTTATATTAAACGGTTGGTGCATTGAGTTTGCTATTAAGCCATGTGATTTCTTTAGTCATAGCATCATTCTGAAATTTAAGGCGGCTCTTTTCTTCAGGCTCAAGTGAAGAGTCACGCATCTTTTGTTTATTTTTATCCATGCGATCACGTAAGCTTTGCACTCGATCTCGCAGGAATTGTTTGCGCTCTGCTGGCGTCTTGCCTTCAAGAATGGCCGCGGCGTCTTCAATCATGCTGTCGATGTATGATGACGAAAATATATTCATATACCGTATTTATAACATTTTGATTTTGACAATAAGTTTAAAATGGACGCACAGGTGAGAATCGAACTCACTAAAAACAGTTTTGCAGGCTGTCGATTATCCAGTCACCCTCTGTGCGTATAAAAAAATGGTACAAGTGATAGGACTCGAACCTACACTATACAGATCCTAAATCTGTCGCCTCTGCCAATTGGGCTACACTTGCATTAAACGCCAAATTCAACATTATCCTTTTTCTTATAAAGATATGGTTTTAAAATGGCGGGTACCTGAGGTGTCGATCCCCATGAGATATAATCCCACGATTCGCTTTCAAGGCGGTCCCAGAAGCCGTTCTGGTTAAGTACCCGTTATATGTTTCTTTAATGATTTGGTTGTAATATCTGATGGATACTCAGGTATATACTTTTTAAACCATCCTTTTATTGTCATTCTTATTAAGCCTTTTTCTTTTGCAAAAGAATTAAGAGACTCATGATTACTAATAAAAAATTCAGCCCATAATGTTTTTGCCAATCCTTTGAGTTTTTCATCACTTAAAAATTTAAGTTCGGCTCTAGTTTTCTTAACTCTAGTCTTGGTATCTTTTCTTTTACGGGTTAACCATTTATTTTTTCCTTTTACCCATCCATCGGGAATATCTTCGCCGTAAATAATACGTGAATTTGATTGAAGAACTAAATTACATATGTTAATATATTTCTTTGGAACATAAGTACTGACAACCCATTTATTACGCCCAAGAATCCATCCATCAAGAATAAGTTCGTCTTTACTCACCTTTCGGTTTTCTTGCAATTTGATGTTACAAATCCAACGTGTACCATGTTGGCTATTACGTTCGCCTTTAGATGTAATCCTATTATTCCTTGAAGTATACTTAATGATTTCCTTACGAATCCATTCATACATTCTGCCGCTCTTGATACGAGGGCGATCACAATCTTTAGAATTTTTCATCTGCATCATCCAAAGAGCATATGCCGTTTTACTACAACGATTAAATCGAGCAAGTAATAAATGTGCAATATAATGTTCTCTCCCGCTTAATGAAACAATGTTTTCTTTATCATTGCTTCCACCTAACGATCTTGGAATTATATGATGTTTTTCAATATAACCATTAGACAATACATTATTTTGACGATATGTAATAAGGTCATTATAGATTCGCTTATAGTCCATGGGTTTATTTATACAAAACGAACCTTTGAACCCACGGAGAGCTCGTCGCCCTCTTCCGTTTTCAAGACAGTGTCCTCGACCAACCGGACAACTTCCGTATATAAAAAAATGGCCCCTACTGTTGGTAACGATCCAACCTTTCAAGATTTTCAGTCTTGCGCTAATCCGCCTCAGCTAAGTAGGGAAAAATGGCACGTTGTGTAGGAATCGAACCCACGTTTATTGGTTTGGAATCAATAGTCTTACCATTAGACGAACAACGCATTTGGTGGAGATATGCAGGATCGAACTGCAGACCTTATCAGTGCAAGTGATCTGCTCTACCGCTGAGCTATATCCCCTTTAGAAATTGTATTTATACTATATTAAAATTTAGAGAATGGCGACCATATGCTAGCAACTGCTCGGAAAATAAAATAGAGAAAAATTAGAGCAACCAATGCAACCACGCCTTTCTTATAGGCTGCAGCGTTTTCAAGATCAAGCTCTAACACACGAGCTTTAGCAAGCGCGGCATTAAGTTTGATCTTACCTTCAGCTATCACTAAGTCTTTATTAGCGGCAGCTGCAATCAGTGACGCAGCTTCGGCATCCTTGTTTTGTGCGGCTGATAAACTAGCATCCAAAAGAGTTTGCAGCGATTGCTCATCGGCAATCAAGGCTGTGTTTGCAGCTGTAAGCAGTTGTATATGTGTGTCGGCACTATTTAAGTAACGAATCAAGGCTGAATAATGCGTGGTGCCATTTGCATCCACATCAGTGTATGGTTTGACCAACACTGCATACGCTATAGACTGTTTGATGTCAGAGTCAACCGCTGTTATATTAACACGCTGTGAGTCAACCGTTTTGTTGATTTTGTTTTTAACACTGATTGCTTTTTCAACCGATGGAGCCACAAGCTGTGCAACTGGTGGGTTTGACAACAACAGCGTTTCTTTTTGTGGTGCGCATGATTGAACGGCAGCCATCAGCGCTAAAAACAAAATGAATTTTCTCATAAAGTATATATACATCTTATGAAATGGTACAGGCGGCAGGATTCGAACCTGCGGTGATTGCCTGAATGTAAATCAGGTGCGTTCGGCCGCTACGCTAACGCCTGCATAAAAGTGGAGGCTCATGAGTGACATGCACACTCCTATCCGGGTTACAAATCCGGTGCATCGCTTTCTATGCGTATGAGCCATTATATATAAGTCGTTAATAATAAAGGGCTCCACCAGAAGGACTCGAACCTTCATAATCCTCTCGGATATACGCCGCATTAACAGTGCGGTCCCTTGCCATTAGGGTACAGTGGATTTGTATAGTTATATATACGAAAGTTTTTCTATCGCTGAAGAGGTGTGGTGTCGTTTTGCAGACTCTCACTTTTCATTGATCCCTCTTCACTTTTCTACAAGTACTGTCTCGCCGAACACCTACATACTCAATGTGTATATAGACTACCTTCCAGTCTGTTTTCCTCGAATACTTCGGGCGATCAAAACGCACGATAGAAAATGATGTGCCCATAGCATTACGGCCTACGACTCATCCAGGGCTGGGACTATCTAAGGATACACTCTTAGCAGCGTCATACTTTATCGCGTATGAATACGAATTATGAGGGGAAGGAATTTAACCTCCTCTCTAGACTATGGGCCTAGCGATCTCCGTATGATCCTCTCATAAAATTGACCAATTCCTGACCTACTGCGCACTACTTTATCAGGTATAGCCGCTTGCAGTCAGGTAATTGGAAATGGGTTTGCGGCTCAGGTCGCTATATCGTGCAATGTGTTCCCAACCGAATAATCGCCTCGAAAGACTCGATTTCTATCAACTGCATTAACTCATCGCTGAATCGTGCGTTTTATGTTGACTACCTTGCACAAACGTCTTAGTGACGAATACCCCTCAATGACCGCAAAATTGTTTATGATGCGATTATAATGAAATCATTTTCAACTAAACGATTTATTAGATAATTACCTTCTTCATCCTTAGTTGATGTTTCTAAAAAATAAAATACCATTCCAATAGATTGAATAGCATCCAATTGTTCTTTGAATGATTTTCCCACTGGTTTGTAATCTTCATATTTTGCTTCAAACTCTTCACGAGTTCCTTTGTATAATGTTACTTGTTTGTTTGTCATAAAATTGGTGAGGTTTTTACTGGATAACCTCTAACCTGATCCGTTTTTTCCGCTCATTGCGCTTCAATTGCATCGTCGCAAAAACGGTGAGAAAACGCATAGGACGCAAAAATTGTTTATCTGTCAGACCTGTATATGCATATACCCCTCACGTATATACAGCATCTTCGCTGAATCATGGAAGGGCCACTTTGTAGCGATTTACATCGCCTCAGACGGATCATCAGCATAGGTCTTCACAGCCGTGTGTAGATATTCTCGACAGATAAAGGTGTCAGTCCGATCCCTACCGGCCCGCTGAGGTTTATGGCCATTCGCGACAGGCATTGAACCTGCTTTTCCTGCTGACGTTGTGCCGTCTTTCCGGCTGTCATCTTTACACCCTATTGCGGAAGAACCGCGCATTTAACAGACAGGTGCTTTGTGGCTTCCTTCCTCCAGTGTTGTAAGCCATGCTTTACAGTTTCCGTAGCGAACGGTCGCTGCTGGAGCAGTAGAAAATGTTTAACATATCAGGCGCTACTCTGATTAGACGTAGTTATTACTACCAACAGGACATGCCTCTCAATCTCGATTCGGAGTTGGTTTGCATTCTGTTTACTCGCCATACACGGCTCTTCTCTTCGGTCAAGGTCGGCCTACTCATGCTCTCATCTCGGTGTATCTCCAAGAGCACTTTCATACCAACCACATTTTCCTGCGTGTCTGCTTTCCACGCCGATGTTAAAATTGGAGCAAGCACTGGTGTCAAAACCTCTCAGATATGGTACGTCATTAAGCTTTTATGACTATTCCTATATCGAAGCAACCTATACGGTTGCGTGTTGCATTGAAAAATAGATATGGCATAAAGTTTGATTGCGGGAGTTTGCAAACTATAGGACTAACTGAACGTCCTTCCCTTTACATATCTAAAAATGCAGAAGAGATTGGAATTGAACCAATATAAGTCGCCAGATTGTTGTTTCCAACAAATGGGGATTCGAACCTCAACCATAACTGCCGTTATGTTACTCTTCTAAAAAAGGTGGGTTCCTGTCAATTCAGGTGTTAGGGTTTGCATTGCTAGCGCAGGGACTTGTTCTTTTCTTCTCCCTATCAGAGGAGTGATACCCAAAAATGGTGGCTAGAGTGTTTGTGGAATCTCGGGGAGTCGCACCCCGTTATGAATTCACTCGCCAGATTCCCTCTAGCCATTGAAAATTTGTCCATAGAGTATGCACTCTCAATGCGTTATGCAGGACTGGCACTAGCTATATGAATCCTTATAGCTGGAGAAGGAAGCCCGTAACCTTCATATGGCTTTTTATATTTACAATGTATGGATATTGACCCACACGGAATTTCAAGCCTGTATGCATAACCTAATATGCACCTAACTCACCGATTTCCATTGTAAAAATGTTTATTGTCTGTGGAATTGAACCACCTCACGCGCCTATGAGCACATTTTACATTACACACTTGAACATGATCAGCGTTCGGTGTATTGTCATAGTCTGGGCAGACAGCATCAACCAAAGATGCTTTAACAATAAAAGTAAATGATTCTCGCTGCAACGAATTGCATCATTTGCCTTCTGCGCAATGCTTAACGCATGCTCCAGCAAATTGCGAGATAACGGCATCAAACTGCCGGGGCACCCTTTGTTGAACATCACTTCAACGTTTGGCTTACGATTTTTACTTGCGCTACAAGCTTCTTTCATATGGGTAACAACTTGCCGTTTTGTTACGTTCTTTCGTGAACACACTAGCGGTGACGCCGCGAGACGGTATATAAAATGGTGGGCCCGCTCGGACTCGAACCGAGGATCCTTCGATTATGAGTCGAACGCTTTAAAACCGCTAAGCTACGAGCCTTTTATTTTGCCAACGTTTAAGTTGAATTTGTCTAAGCTTTTCCTTAGTTTCTTCACTTAAAGGTTTGCGTTTTCTTTTTACTAGACCTTTGAGGTGGCCTGGATTTTCTTCATTAAATTTCTTTAATGATTCTGAAATTTTTTTCTTGGTCTCATCGGAGATAGCTTTTCTCTGAGCGTCAGACATATTCTGTCGAGCAGTTGCACTTAACTTTCTTCCTTTGGATAAAGAGCCTGCTTTACGTCCAGCTTCAATGAGTTTTTGTTTATTCTCATCAGAACCAAGTGATTGTTTGATACGTTCAACAGTTTCAGCCGAATGAGATTTGCCTTTAAAATGAGCGCCGCCTTCACCACCCACTCCCATGTTGTATGTATCGCTACGAGCAACAAATTCTTCAGTAATCAATTCTGTTTCCTTTGCATTCATTTCCTCTTCGGTTTGAAATACAAATAATACCGCCTTCTTAAAGTTATCTTTACCATGTTTAGCAATACTTTTCTTCAGTGCAACACCTGAACCATAATAAGAGTCATCAGGATTAGTTGTCTGATGCTTTCCAATGTATATCTTGCTGTTAAGCAAATTGGTTACTTGATAGATTGTATATAACATAAAAGTATTTATACAAATCATAATTTCAGAGTTTGTTGCATTAACCTTTAAGCTATAAAATGGTAGCCATGGTCGGACTCGAACCGACAGATTACGAATTTTAAGTTCGCTGCCTATACCAATTCGGCTACACGGCCAATGAAAAGAATGGCGAAAATGATGGGGCTCGAACCCACGACGTCTTGCTCGACAGGCAAGTGCTCTAACCAGCTGAGCTACATCTTCAAAAATTTATCGGTTCCGTGTAGCAAAGACACAGTGTAGGGACCGAAAACTCCTGTAAGCGATACCACCACAGTATCAGAAAATGGTGGGTCGTGCAGGAATCGAACCTGCATCGGAGGAGTAGAAATCCTCAGTCCTATCCGTTGAACGAACGACCCAAAAGAATGGCAATGCATACGAGATTTGAACTCGTAATCTCCACGGTGAAAGCGTGGCGGGATAACCAATTACCCTAATGCATCTTTTTATATCTTATGCCTTTACACTATGTATTAAAATTGCTCTACCGTTAAACCGACTTTCACTGGTCACGAATTCTTCGCAAATATGATTTGCTTCACTGGTAGAGTTGCCGATGCATCGTACCCGAATACATTAGCGAAAATTGGTAGGCCGCCCAGGAATTGAACCTAGATCTTTGCGTTCGTAGCGCAACGTTATATCCATTCTACTAACAGCCCGTTATGATTGGTGGAGCGACTGGGAATCGAACCCAGAGGATACCTTTCGGTTTTTAGACCTCCATGCCAGAGATCGCCCATTGTGATTGGTGCGGGATGAGAGAATTGAACTCTCGACTTCAGTTTGGAAGACTATCATTTTACCATTAAACTAATCCCGCGAAAAGAGCCTTGGCCATCAGAAGGATTACTGTCGCGACCAGCCTAACTTCTGACTTGCTTCACACTCGTGAGCAATACCCAAATTGCGGGTAGATACCAAGGGAAATTGGTGGAGCTAGTCAGATTCGAACTGACAATCTACTACTTGCAAAGCAGGTGCATTACCGTTATGCTACAACCCCATGAAATTGGTAGAGGCACTGGGTAACGATCCCAGTTCTTCGAGTTAAAAGCTCGATGCTTCACCATTAAAGCTTTACCTCCATTAAAATTTTCTCAATGTTGTAGGCGTGGTCTGACGCCTCGTTGTTTATTAGAGCACCCTTCTCCGGGATTTGAACCCGGGAATCTCCAACATATCATGTCGGCGCATTACCATAATGCTATAGAAGGTGTTGTATATCAACTTACCTCTAATCTCTCATTGAAATTGGTGGACAGTGTGAGATTCAAACTCACTTAAGGTTCCTTAGAACAATTGCAATATGCAATCATCAGCTCAGCTCGATCATACCAGCCCATAAATTGGTAGAGGATAGAAGAATCGAACTTCTATGTTCTGAGTCAAAGTCAGATGCATTACCATTATGCTAATCCTCAATTGGTCCTGATGGAGAATTACGATATCTCGACCTTCCGCTTATCAAGCGGATGCTCTTCCTCTGAGCTACATCAGGTAAAAATTTGAATCCGTTCTGGAATTTCACCAGCGCCATATCATAACCTTGATATTGTGGAGCTTTTCCCTAGACACGAAAAGCGGCTGTTCATACAAATTGGTGGGCAGTCTGGGGAACGATCCCAGCGAGCCTTGCGGCGTCAGATTTACAGTCTGAACCGTCTCCTTAACGGTATACCTACCCAAAAATCAAAAATGTTTATTGTCTGTGGAATTGAACCACCTCGCGCGCCTTTGAGCGCATTTTCCGTTTGCACCATAGAACTTGTACTTCGTTCGTATGCTCCGGCATAGTCCGTTCTCGATATGGACAGCATCAAACCAAAGATGCTTTAACAATAAAGGATGGTGGGCCGAGAGGGAATTGCACCCACGGTGTTTCTTAAGTAGAGGTTTTACAGACCGCCGCAACGCATCTAACAGTTGCCTTCGTCCCAAAATTGGTTGCGGGTGGAAGATTCGAACTCCCGTGAGATGCTTATGAGACACCTATCTGAACCACTCGATTAACCCGCGATTAAAAGTATTACACTAATTCCTTTTGATTATTGCGACCACTGGTCTTGCAGTCGCTCGCCGCAATAATCAAACGTGCTATTAAAATTTAAAGGCCGTACTGATCGCACGTTTAACTCACCGCCTTGATCAGCTGGATGAGCACCTAAAAGTGTTTTCAGTGAAGTTTTACTTGTGAACGGCTTCAACTCAAAGCGAGGAGCGGAATCACATTCTTCTTGTTTGGTACCAGGGACTGAATGCTCCTGGGTTTCAAAATCAAAATGTTGTCAAAGAAATGTTGTGGTCCAAACATGATTGTCACTCAACATGACCTCAATGATTTTAACTAGGGCTTCTCATTCCGAGGCGGTAACCTCATTTAGAGCGTAGTGATTAACGGAACGGATTTTCACCGTTCAGCAGGGTTATTAGCCCTTCGCCTAGCAACAATCATATTTGGAGAACAAGCTACAATCAAGACTTTGCCTTGAAGGAATCGCATCAGCCGAGGTTTTGAATCTCAACCAGTTTGATCGTGTTGTAATTGTAAACTAATTTCTGCAACTTGTAAACAAGAAAGTATTATTAAATCCAGATCTTATTTAGCTTCGGTTTGGGGAATTAGTTTCGCCTTACAGAATTATTATACCACAAAAAATCGGCTTTGTAAAGGAAAAAATGCATGTTTTTGCATTTATTTTTAGCCGTTGAAAATCAACAAGTTACAGCTTTTGCTGAAAAATGGCCCAGAATGGCATCAACACCAGCATATCTGGCGCCATCAGAGCTTAGGAGAACGGGAACAGTCTTGATACCGTTTTCCATGAAAAACTTTTGATCATCTTCCATATTGATCACAGCCACGGAGATACTATTCTCTGCGAGATACTTCTTAATCATCTTGCATGGTCCGCAAAATTCGCTGCTTGCTAGTGTGTATGTTTGTTTCATATAGTTTATATATTGGTTTGAGATTGGCGGAACGAGTGGGATTTGAACCCACGGTGACATTGCTGCCACGTTCCCTTAGCAAGGGAGTACTTTAGACCACTCAGCCACCGTTCCTTTAAGCTGGTCGGATATGTAGGATTCTAACCTACGACTTCTGCGTCCCAAACGCAGCGCTCTAACAGGCTGAGCTAATATCCGTGAAAATTTGGAAAGCTTCTACAGGCATACTTGTCATGTTGATCCGAAGACGTGAACTTAATCACTCATGTGCGTCGCCACTTTCCGTGAGTCCGTTTGCAAATTGGTCCTCCTGGTTGGTGCTGACCCAACTACCCGCCCCTTATAAAGAAGCCGCTCTTCCGATGAGCTACAGGAGGTTTTGAAAATTTGTGAGTTGCGCATTGGTGTGCGCTAAGGGACTCACGGCTCCATATTTAAACTTACTGTCATTGCATCTCTTTTCAGATCCAAGCCGTTCAACCACGGTCGTTACCTTGTTTGTAGCACAAGGCGCGCATTGAGATTTTGAAAAAATGTTGGGCAACTTGTTGTTGCCGTTTGTTATGCGATTATTATAATCTAAAAATTGAGATTTGTAAAGGAGTTTTTGTCTAAAATGTAAAAATAAAAAACCTTTGTTCCGTTTCCAGAACAAAGGTAAGTGTTTTAAATTTACGGTGTCTGGATTCTATGCGGGCGGAAGTCCCTTTGATATAATACTGCAGCGGAACGGCGCAGGTCCTGCGAGCTGCTCGTTTGCTGTATTATTATGTTTGTCCTGTACCATACGCTTTATTTATACAATTAGATTGCTACAACAACAAGTTTTTGTCCATTGCCTACAGAGAACAGGTCTTCATTGTCACTATCACCAAATTCATATTCCTTAATGTCAGCATTGGTCAAGAGGTATATGACACACGTGCTAGGAATCAAAATGCGAGTAATACCAGCATCATCAACGTCTGCTTCTGCGGTTTTAATATCGGCTGCTGTAATATCAACATTGTTAATCTTAGAGAGTGTTTTAAGCGCAACTTCTTTAATTTTAGCAACAGTACCTTTAACCGGTTTTACTCCAGCAATTTGTGCTTCAAATGCGCCTTCAACGTCAGAAGATGTAACCTTATCAATAGGCTTAGCTTTCATAAGATTGTCTTTATAGCCATGAAGACCAACCAACATCCCATTATTATACCATGAGAATTGTATCACAATGTGCGGAGACGAAGGAGTATCTGCATCACTTTTTTTAACTCTGACGCTTAAATCGCCATCATCTTTAAACCAACCTAATCTATCTTTAGCAGCCGGATACCAATCTACAGTCAAATTGTGTTTATCGCAAAACTTATCAATTATAGACTTTACTTCTTTCTTAGAGAGTTCATTTTTATCACCATTATCCTTATATGAAAAAGCTTCGGTTAATTGGTTTCTTTGTTCTGCTAACATTGCACGGTATGCGTTGGCCGCTGTTGATATATTGTTGTTGTTCATATACTTTATTTATATAAGTTGTTGTTACGCCTTTACAATCTTTGGTCGTTTACCACCAGCTTTTTCAATGGCATCGGCTGCTTCTTCAAGAGAGGCGTATGTTTGTTCAGCTAACATTGCACGATATGCGTCAGCTGCTGTTGGTGGGATTGAGATGTGGTCGTTCATAGATTGTAGTTTATTTAAAAGTCTTAAGATCTGCTTTTGCTTTAGCGAGCACTGCTTTACGTGAGCTTAATTGAGTCTTAAGAATATAATTATTATCATCACGAGATTCAATTTGTTTTTGCAATGATTCAACATTATCCTCCAATTCATCAATGAAAGCACGTTGCAATAGCTTTGTCATTTCACCTTGCTCCATTAAACCCTCTTGAATTTCAATCATCGCATTGATATGTTCTTTAATTTTTTTGCGATAATATACAATAACCGTTCCAGCTTGATGATGGCCTGAACCATGACCGCTATGGCCTTCAATTGAATCATAGTCTTTTATTGCCACATCTAAGCCGTTTTGAGCCGATGAAAGCGCTTTAAAAGATTTCTTTAAGTTGTCAACTGAAATTATATACTTACCTTCTGAAAGCACTTCATGTGCAGCTTCTTCAAGAGAGGCGTATGTTTGTTCTGCTAACATTGCACGATATGCATCGGCTGCAGTTGAGATATTGTTGTCCATAGATTGTAGTTTATTTATATAATTAGATTATTAGTTACTCTTTACGCTCATACCCTTCATAATCTCTTTGATTTGTTCAAAGTTTGCAAGGCGCGCAAGAACATGTACAATGTAATCAACTTTATTGTCAGGAATTTTTTTAATGACTGCCTTCAATTGCTTAAGCTTAACTTTAGGAGGATTAGAAGCAAATCCATAATCAGGCGCTTCAGTTTCTTCAGCTATAGAGGAATCATATGATTCGCTATAGTCATTTAAAATTTCCTCGTCACTGTCGTCAGTACGCATCCACATATTAACAAATTTAGCTAACTTGCTAAGATCGCCTTTAAGTTCAATATCAACAGTTTTGTCATAACGGTTGTATTCACCACCAAGAACAGTAAAGCCATGAGTCTTACCAAGAGTTTTAGCCTGAGCCATAATTTTATCTTCGTTTGACCCAGGAAATGGAACAGTCAATGTGACCATCTTTCCTTCATTTATAGAGGAATCATATGATTCACTATAGTCATTTAAAATTTCTTCGTCACTATCGTCGGAGCTCATCCACTTATTAACAAATTTAGCTAACTTGCTAAGATCGCCTTTGATTGTGACATATACTGCTTCATCATAGCGGTCATATTCACCACCAAGAACGGTAAATCCATTCTTAACACCAATCTCTTTAGCCTGGGCGAGAACTTTTTTCTCGTTGGAGCCAGGAAATGGAATACTAAGTGTAACCTGTTTTACTTCGGTTAGCGCAACTTCTTTAAGAGAAGCGTATGTTTGTTCTGCTAACATTGCACGATATGCGTCAGCTGCTGTTGGTGGGATTGAGATATTTGGATTCATAGATTGTACCTTATTTATAAGTAAATGTTATTGGGTTCGCTTGAAATAAGCGCCGCATCGGTGTCTTTAATGTTTTTAGTAACAGTAAACCAGCGTCCTTTTTCATCGGCATCAATTTCAGCTAGGCCAGCGTCATCAAGATCCTCACCAGTCGCAACATTTACGCTATACCACTTTTGCACACCAAGTGCGCCTAGCTTACTAGCTTTGCCAATAAGCTTGTATGGGCTAACCTTATATAGTTCGTCATCGTCAGGAAAGTATATGTAACCATCCTTAATGATTTGAGATTTAATTGCAGCCTCGTCCAATTGCGTTTGTTCGGCCGCCATCGACGCATCATAAGATTCTTGAGCCATTTGACGATATGCAGTTGTGATATTCATATTATAGTTTATTTATACAAGGAAGGTTTTCCACTCTTCTCGAATCTCTACTTTTTCACTTAGTGCTGTAAACTCCACATCATTAAGAATCTTTGGTTTGACACTGCTGCCTTTGATGTTCTGATATGGAAACTTGTTGCTCTTTTTGCTGTTACACTTTTTGCAACTCAATACAATGTTGCTGTCATCATTGCTTCCACCTCGACTGCGTGGCAATACATGATCACGTGTTGCAGCCGTAAATGGAATCTTTTTGAGACAGTATTGGCATTCGCCATCATACACATAGTATAGCTGTCTCAAGTTGATGACACGATTGCGCCTCTTGCCAAAAGTGCCAAACCATCCTGGGATCACTACAATTGTAGGCACAGCCCAGCTGCTATCAACACTGCGCAACGCTGGATGATCTGGCACAAGATATTCATCATTTGCAATCCAGCTATCCCAATCATGAATATTGCCATACAGGTCATATGCTTTAACGCCGCCCACAATCATGTTGCGAACTGTACTGCGCGCACTAAAGAATCCGCAGGCCTGAAAGCCTGCAGTCAAGACGAGTGTGGTTTTTGTTTTGGGCGCTACAGGTGTCATTCAACAACCTCCTTACTTTGCCTATCTGCTTGCATGATAGCCTTATCTACAATCGCTTGAAAGGCTTTTAGTTTATCCGCTTCATTGTCCAATAGGTGAGCAATGTCACGATTATATTTTAGAGAAAGCAGTGTTCCTCTAAGTGCTCCCGCGAGACTAGCGTAAAAATTAGGTGTCATATTAGTTTCCTTACAAGATCATTATACTCTAAATCTTGTGCTCTGTAAAGGACTTTTTGCCATAAAATGCATATTTTGCGGTTTTGTTGAATATCAACAAGTTACGGAGGAATGCATTTTGTCATATTTTTTCCTTTACAAGCTGCACTTTTTGGTTTATAATAATCTTGATGCGAATTGAATACCCACACCCAGGCCAAAAAAAGCCTGAAAACCTAAAGTATGGGCGGGACATTGTTGTCGCCTTTTGTAAAATCAACAAACTCCCAATTCCGTATATTGTGAATGCTGCTAATACTTCATATTACGGATTTTATGATTGGGGCAGCGGGACGATTTCCGTGAATGAAAAAATTGTTTTGACGCCTGTGCGCACGCCTGGGTTTTGCTGGTCATATACTGGATACAAAGCAGACTTGACAGGCGCTGGTGTTATTGCTCATGAATGCGGACATTATGTTGATGACATGCTTAAAAAACCTTCAAAGCATATTAAGAAAGCAGTCAAAGGCGAAAAGGCTGTAAGTCCGTATGAGCCCAATGCTTATGAAGTTTTTGCTGAAAGCATGAAACTTTTTATCCTCAACCCAAACCTATTGAAAGTCGGGCGACCTAAGCGATATGCTTTTCTCCGTGAGGCTGGATTAAAACCTCTTATAGGCGACTCATGGGAAACTGTATTGGGCGCTGCTCATCCCAAATTGATTGCTGCAGCGAGAAACTGGATTAAGGCTGGACAAAGCAAGTAAAGAAAAAGCCGCTGTAAAACAAATTGCAGCGGCTTTTTCGTCTCTTTAATTGGATTCAGTTTTTTTGGGCTGTCCAGCCTTTTTAGCTTTTTTCTCCATCAGCTTGCCGCGCTTTTCAAGGCGCTCAAGAACCTGATTTGCATCCAGCCAAATATCTTTATCATTTGTCATGTCAACAATTTCCTCAGGTGTAAGGAAGTCGGTATACATGTCTTGAAACAATCCAGTGCTCCATTTGCGCTCATGAACCATGCCATGATACATTTCACCGCCTTTGCCAACTGTTCCAGCACTATAGTTATGAAACAGGAACATGCTGTGATTGGTAATCATATATTCATCGGCCGACAAGAAGATAAGTGTTGCTGCGCTCATGCATGCGCCTTCAACACTTACAATGATGTGTGCTTCAGTTTCTTGTAATGCTTGAAGGAATTGAATGGTTGTAAATAAGTTTCCTCCTGGGCAATTGATATGAATCTTTATTGCATCAGTTTCACGACAGTTGCGAATCTCATGGAACCAACTGATATATTCACTTGGTGATCCAATTTCATCGCTCAGGTAATACTCACGTACACATCCATAATCGCTTGAGAAACTGTCTGGTGGTCCACTTGTTAGCAGATCAAGCAGGCCTTTGTTGTTTTTAGTTTTTGTATTATCCATGTCCGAATAGTTTTTTGGTATTGTATTCTTTAATTACTTTTTGCAGTTCAGCCGCCCAAGAGTCTCGCTTTTCTTTAAATACAATAGGAACGGGATTGTCATCAATAGCCATAACAATTACAGTACGTGATACTGGTATACCCGTGCGCTCTTCAAACATTATAGCATATGCACACGACTGCACAAAGTAGTTGCTAATCTCTTCTCGAGTTTTAACACGCTTACTGGTTTTAAAATCAATGACACTAAGTTTTCCTTCATATTCTGCAATTAGATCAACTCTTCCAGCAATTCCAAGATGGTCACTATATAGTGGTCGTTCCTGCATTACAACGCGTCCAATGTTCTTATCGAGGATTGGTTGAATACTACGGAATAATGCTACAACATGGGGCATCTCATCCTTTTTGTATATATCAAGTTCGTTATTAATATACTTCTCAGCAATGGTATGCAGTGCCGTTCCTCGTGCACAGGCATGCCGCGTGATACGGTTAGCTTCTTCTTCACCTACGCGCCGGCGCCATTCATAGATAGCTTCCTTGCCGCGCGCACCCAATACGGTTGTAATACTAGGATACTTTTTCCCTTCAGGTGTAACGTATACACGTGTGCCTGGAACGCTAGCATCGCCCAACTCAGCATAACCCAATTCAACAGGATCATGCACAAAAGTTCTGCGCTCATTCATAGCGCACTCCAATCAATAAAGATACCTTTTTCCACACTTTTGTCTTTTCGGCTATCAGAATGTTTACTCTTTTTGAGTTTTTTATTTTCAGCGTTATAGTCGTCATCATAATATGATTGCTTACGACCATTAGATCCTTTGCTTTTTCGACTCTTTCCCATATGCGTTATCGTGTTTCAATATTTTTCTTTGCGTATCGGCCATTTGCCTTTTGGATTTTTTTCAGAACATCGTTCCATCCCCTACCGGCGCGTTGCAATACCGTTTGAGCACCGTCATATGAAATGCGAGGCGCACTGCTAATGATGCGTTTGATTACGCCGGGCCCTTCTGCTGCACATGCTACACAATGCTGTGTCAATGGAACATCACGGTCTGCCATACTCATACTAGCGTCCCATTCATGCTCACACGACGTACATTTAAATGTATAAGTCATATCAAATTAAATTTGGAAATGCAGCACGTACTAAAGACTCCGTAAGCAATGGATACAATTCAGGTAGCTTTTTATCTTTAGCTGCAATAATTATAATAGCGTCTTTTGCATGTGCTCCCTCAATAAGACGAATAAACAATGTTTCTTTACGAATACTAGACAAACGATCATTTCGTTTCAATAGGCTTGGCAAAATTTTAATTTGTTGTTTTAATGGAGAAGGTTGCAATCCCGCTGCGTTAGGATCTGGATTGTATGGAGGAGCTCCTGCTGGAAGATCCAAATGAAGGTCAGGTTTGAATGCTGCCTGCAAAATCATTTGAACTGGTTGTGTAAAATTGTTTCTTAAAACCTCTACACGTTCATCAAGACTTGTAGTTTTTTCAAGCAACTCAAATACCTCATGTGGTAACCTATCATTCATTCTTCTAATCATATGTTTATTTGGTAAAAAATTCTGATGCACTGCTAATAAGCATGTTGCAACGTTTGGATATCAGATAGTTAAGAACCTTACTGTTATTTTTAACCGGAGCTGAATTGTATTCTGTAAGAATAGCATTGCGCACCTCTGTAGGTGCGCAATCAAGATCAATCACGGTGCGGTTGCGAATATAGTTGCGATATGTTTCTTCAGGCATAACATTTTGCAGCTTGCCTGCTTTATCGGCTGAAATCCATTCGTCAATCTTGGTTGCACGCAATGCTGTTTGACGAATGCTGTCAGTAAATGTATTGTCGGGACTAAGAACATTAGGTACGCCATCACCGCTATCGCCTTTGAGAACATGCTCCATCAGATACCTTGCTGGATTTTTATCAGTGATAAGCTTCTTGGTCATTGGACTCCATTGTGCGACATTATCATATCGCTGCAATTGAATAAAGTCCTTATCCGCACTAATAATCATGACAGGCTCATAGTTGCCAAATTCTTGAGTGGTTTCCACTAGTGCAGCAATAACATCATCGGCTTCTGCCTTATCAGTTTGTACTACAGTGTATGGCAAATGCTCAACAATTTCGGCTTTGACGTTGTTGAGAATGCGGAAGATTTCCTTCCAGTCCATGCTGCTTTCTTCACGATTCTTACGGCGGGCTGCTTTATATTGTGGATAGTAATCTTTGCGCCAGCTGCCGCCATCGCAGGCAATAACCATCTTACCATACTTATCACGGTACTTAAGGTTATACATGCGCAGGCTATTTAGAATAATATGTCGAAGAAAGTCTTCTTCAATCTTATTGCTCTTTGCTTGGCTAAAGACACTTGAAATGGCAATGCCACTATAATCGATGAGAATCATTTTGTTTTGGTTGTTATGTAATTATAATCTAAAAACGAAAGAATGTAAATTACTTTTTCCACAAATTTTGTACATGCTTTGAATGAATGCGGCAGCCAATAAATTCATTGTAGTAATCGTCACTTAGGAGCACTTCTCGGTCAAAATGGTACTTTGCTTCAATGTATGACAGCTCGCCTTTTGCTTTACCAAACGCAAGTATCTCTCTTGAGAAGGTGTCCTCCCGTTCTTCAACCAACTGCTTAACGAGTTCGCTACTTCCATAATATGTTTGCCAATCACTGTGTACAATTTTTTTGCGCTTGCGCTTTGTTCCTTTAAGTGGCGGTAATTTTTTAGTTGTAGTTAATAGCTTCTTACCAATATATTTTTTCCCATTGGTATTGTCAGTTACTTCATATATGAATCCGATGTAACCTTCAGCTATCTTTTCAACCGCATGTGTAACGCTAAATACTTCTCCATTGTAATACCAATCCATGTATTATATATCAGAGTAATTCATCATCGGACGAATCAACCTCTCCATTATAATCACGATGAATACCACAGAAAGGGCAATACTCAGGATATAGCTCTTCTGATTCGTCAAATTGGTCTAGCTCATCTTCATCTTCATTATCATTATAATATTCGCTATTATCATCATCCCAAACAATTTCATACACATGTTTGCAACCAGGACATTTATTTGTTTCAATCATTATCTTTTAATTCTTCTTTACGTTGATAATAAGCTAATATTGGAACTATTGGCCAACTGCATAAAAATGCAACGGACGTAATCAATAGTATGATTACTAATAGTGGAACGCTAAACAACGTTCCAACTGCGTACCAGAATGGTGAAAGGCTATCTGCTGATGATGGTTTTTCAGTCATTATGCTTCACAGGTTGAACATGTCATGATGCTGCGCGCTAGCTCTTGAGCAGGATTTGCACTACGTTGATAATACAATCCTTTGATTCCGCTTTCCCACGCAAAAATCATTAGTTCATTTACTTCTTTTGGTTTGGCTTTTGGTGCAATCATTAAATTAAGACTTTGTCCTTGATCTATATATCGTTGACGTTGAGCTGCTTGTATAACAATTTCCTTTTGAGGGATTTCACCAAAGGTTTTAAATGTGGCTTTCTCTTCATCCGTTAGTGTTGTCAGATGTTGAACACTGCCGCCATGAATAAGAATATCACGCCATGTTTCGCTGTTGTCCAACGCTTTGCTCTTAAGTAACTTTGTCAGGTATGGATTCTTATATGTGAATTTACCTTTTGCAAGATCTTTAACAAAGTAGTTGCTGTTAAGAGGTTCAATACTTGGACTAACTTGACCGAGAATAAATGAGCTGCTGGTGGTTGGTGCAATTGCAATGGTTGTAGCATTGCGCCGCCCATACCCTTTGAGCAATTCAGGTTCGCCATACATCTGCGCAAGTTGCTCTGTAGCAGAGTCACATTTTTCACGAAGTGTTTTAAAGATGCCGATATTTTCCATCTTGGCTTCCATACTCTCAAACGGCAAGGCTTTGCTTTGCAAGTAACTATGCCATCCAAGAACGCCTACACCCAATGCGCGCTGATTGATTGCAAACCGACGTGGAGCATCCATGTGCGCCATACCTTCAGTCTTGTCAATGAATTCAGTCATGACACTGTCAAGAAAGTATACCAACGTTTCAATAGCATCAGTATCTTTCATGTCATCCCAACGCTCAAGGTTGATTGATGATAGATTACAAACAAAGCTTTCGTCTTTACACGTACTCAGGTAAATTTCATTGCAAAGGTTGCTTGCATGGATGCGTTTACCTTTGTCCTTGTATACTTGAGGCGCACCATTGTTTGCGGTATCACTAAAGAACAGGTATGGATAGCCACTTTCAAAACGCTTCTTGATGACTAATCCCCATGTCTTGCGTGCTTCTTTATCGCCATCAATCATGCGCTTCATCCATGCGTCACTAACAGTAACACCAATACTCATGTCCTGAATGGTGTGGCCTTCTCCTTTAATTTTTAGGAATTCTTCAATGTCAGGATGGTCAATTGGTAGGTATGCTGCAAAGCTGCCTCGGCGAACATTGCCTTGAGATACTACACTCATTAGTTTGTCATAAAGCTCCATGAAGTGAACAGCGCCTGTGCTTGTTCCGCCAGTGCTAATAGGAGTACCGCGGCCGCGTAGCGCGCCAAAGTATGCACTTGTACCACCTCCATTTTTTGTCATCATGGAGATTTCAGCGATTTTATAACCAGCAATCTCTTCAAGAGTATCATCAATATATGTACCAAAACAACTGATTGGCAATCCACGCTCACGACCGCTATTACTCCAGATTGGGCTGCTTAGTGAATAGTATCCTTTGTGTAGATAGCTTTCAAACTTGTCAGCAAATCCAGCGATTCCTAATCGTGTTTCCGCCGCAACAGCAATATCACGCATGCGGCTTTCTGCAGTTTCACCGTTTTCTTCAAGGACATAACCTCTGCTTAGGAACTTTCGGCTGTCTTTGTTTAGCCAGTAAATATCTTCTGTACTCATAATCTAAAGTTATATATTAGAACAAGTCGTCCTCACCAAAGCTCTGATTTTTCTTGCTGTATTCGACTGGGCGTGATGCAAAAAAGTCGGTCATATTGTTGCCATGCAACTGTTCATCAAACCACATTGTTTCGGCAATCAATGCTTCATCAATCTCAAATGGTTTACGGAATCCAATTTGCGTCATGCTTTCATTGATACGATTTTTGATAAACTCTTTAAGAATTGGCGCACTTAGACCAGTTTCATTGATACCATTAATCATCCAATCAACAATTTTACTTTCTGCTTTGTATGCTTCATGTGCAGCCGCAATAATACGCTCTTCCAATTCATCATCAAACATGTCAGGCAATTCCTGCCTCATGGTATTGATGATTTGAATACCAACAAGTGCATGAATGTTTTCTTCGTTGCGTGTATACTTAACTTGTTGGTCAGCATGTGTCAATACATTTTCAAATGTCTTAAACCAATTGATAACATAAAACTGGCTAAATAAGCTAACATTCTCAACAAACAATGTAAAAAGAGTTAGTGCATAAAGATATTGTTTATTGCTGTCCTTATAAAAACGGTGTGTATATTTCTTTAGGTATTTGACACGCCCTTGAATCCATTCCAATTTAAGATTCTCCTCAAAGATGTCTTCCATATCCAATACACTAATCAAACGCTCATAGGCATTGTTGTGAATCACTTCAGTATTGGCCATAACAAAACCAAGATCTTGCAATGATGGATGCGGCAAGTTATCACCCAACTTAGCCCAAAAGGTTTTGACTGCAACCTCAATTTGACCAATAGCACTTAGCGTACGTATAACAATTTCACGGCGGCGATCATCAAGAACTGTTTTAAAGTCATGTAAGTCAGGTTGAAATGAAAATTCTTTGTCGGTCCAAAACCCGGAATGCATAGCTTCAATAAAACCCTCGGTCCATGGGTAGCGGTTTGGTTTACGTGAGATTTGCTCATCAAAGATGGTCATTTTGGTATTGTCGGGATTCATATGGTTAAAGGAAAATTAGCAAAAAAATAGGCTACTTTACTGTAGCCTACCTTCTATATAAATTATATATTGAATTTCTGAGTATGTAAATCTTTATTTTACATTTTGCGAATTTTAGGCACCTTTCTTTTCAACATACTTCTTGAGCTTAACATAGTAGTCAGGATCTTCTGCCAAATGATGCTTAGCTATTATGGTAGCAATTTCTTTATGAGGCGTATGTTCTGATTCTACCTCTATCCCCACTGTTAATTGTTCAGCATCATAATCAATTTGAGTGTCTACTGGTTTAAAGAATCCTTTAAACTCTGCCATTTTTGCGTCTGCTTCATTGAGTGCACGACGGCGGATACTACGCATTGCACCAGTATCTCCATTGCGCAACACAATGGTATGATCACGATTTTTCATTGCATAATCATAAATTGCTTTTTCAGAGTCATCTTGCAGATTTAAGTATTTGCTCCAGCGCTCAAAGCGATTGCGACCGGTTTCAAATTTACGAAATGTATCGCTATTAACATCAAACTGCATAAACTTTTTACGGCGAATCATAGTGTCGCTGTTGTCATGCGGGCGATTGCCAGTCGCTGGCAATGCTACATTTGCAGTGGTTGTATCTTCTTTAGCATTCATCTTTTAAGGTCGTATGGTGTTACAAATAGTGTCTGTCGAGTTTTTACATGGCATGCTTCATAAACCGGCACACCTAAAATTGATCCAACTGCAATTGCATTTTCTTTTACAACCACTTGGGTATTTATAATTTGAAGTTCTTCGCCTGTGGTTGCAAATGCAATATTTCTTGCAAGTGTATACACACCGCTTTGGAGTGTTGAGTCCTCGTTGATATACCATGTGCTTTCAATCAAGCTATTCATATCAATGTCAACGCCAGTAACCTCATGCAATATACTATGGATTCTTTTGTCGCTGATGCCCGTATGTTCTTTAATAAGCCATAGCGCAGCAAGATAGCTAGCTACGGTGGTTTTACCAAATGGAATCTTGTTGAGCAAACGCTTGATGCGAAATACTAATCGGTGAAAGATGTTGTATTTGCTGCGTTCGCTCATGTCGATTGGCTTACGCAGTATCTTTCCTTCAGCATCAATTATGCCCAGCTTGTAAGCTCCTGTTTTTTCCCAAGGAGTTGTAAGCAGTCGCAGAAAACGAAATGCAAAGTATGTGTCTGTAGCAGTTGAAAAGAATCCCATAATGTATTTATAATTTTTGAAGAACACGCGCTACGCGCAAGTCAATTGGTATATTAAGATACTGATCTTCAGGTATATAGTTAAGATACAATAAAAAAGTTTTTAGTGTTGGCCAATGTGTTTCTTTAATTTTAAAAAAGCACATGCGCGTTGCAGCAGAGATATTAAACACGTTGTGCATAATGATCAAATGGTTTAAAATTAGTCGCTCCTGAAGTATACTTTTTTCTTGGTATTTGTTTAGAAGCTTTTTGATATATTTAAGACGATTAAGGTCCTCATGAAATTCTTTTACATCAAGGCAGCGTGGATTGTTATAATTGGTAGCTGCATACAGTAGAAAATTCTTTTCTGTCAAGTCATGCGTACGTTTCATATTCAAATGTATAACCAAATTTATTTATGACTTCTTTAGCATGATCATATACCAAATCACGCAATGATTTTGAATAGTATTCACGATAGTCATCCTTTGTAGTAGTATTTATTGGCAACATATTGTCAAGTTGGTACTTTACCTGTGGAGTCATATCTCCTACAGCTGTTATAAATGCTGACAAGTCATCTTTTAATGTTTCGGTTTTACCAATTACTGTTGCATGTTGTAAATAAAGGTTACAAACGTGTGTATAATAATCATATTGATTATTTAACCATTCACGAGCAATAGGCTTATATGTATTCTTTAATCTTTTTTGCAATTCCCAATCATCCGAATCAACAAAATAATTTTGCATCATTACAATGCGATTGTTTTTAATAAGGTCATGCTTAAATTGATGTGATGGTGACAATAGAGTTTTTAAGAATGTTTCAAATGATACAGTCTTAACACCAAATGTCATCATAATGCTTTGCGGCCAAATTGGCATTTCCATTTCTGAACCGTATATACAAAACTTATAAAGAGAAACATACCATGCCCAAGGATTTCTTACTGCTGCAAAGCAATGAGTATATTCTTTTGGCATCCAATCCAAATTGCAATCATGGCCTTCTGTTATAATGCTGCTTAATACAGAATCCATCCATGTTCCGCCGGTTTTAGGCACATGCAAGTATACTGCATTTTTTGTAATGTACATTATTTTTTAAGCAAATCACTAACACTCTTGCCTGCTTCCCAGAATCTGCAGCTCCAATAGTTAGCTTTCCACTTTGGGCCAGGATCGGTATCGCAGCCGTGGCGTGCACGATAACTTTTTAGACGCGCTGGGTCGTCTCGTTTGATTTCCATGTTGGGATCGCCAAAACCAAGTTTGATTACATTGTCTTTTTCGTTTTTGACATATACATAAAACTTATGTTTATCGTCATCGCTGCGAAATGGCTTGTTGAGTGTTACTTCTTTACCATCATATTCAGCCGCTTCAAACAGCGTAAAGGTTGGAGTCTCTAATATTTGTTGTAGTGTCTTCATATGATTTGATACCATGCAAGGCCGCCTGTATATTTTGCGTTTGTGCCAGTAGTTGTAATTGCAACAGTATACGTATCAGACACTCCAGCTATAGTTCTTCCAAGTTGCAATGCAATATCACCAGCAAGCGTTGCACCAACACTTCCACTATTACTTGTGAAATATCCAGTCTTTACCAACACACCGCCGGTGATCGTTGATACACTAGTTGTAAATTGGGCTGTGTCACAATCCGCATGTGTTGTCCATGTAGGAGCGGTGCCAAATGTAGCGTTACGAAGTAAAGCCCATTGATATGATTTGTTACTTTCTCCTAGCAATTCAATATCAGTAGGAATAATTATACCATCAGTTTTGCCTGTGGCCAATCGTATTGAAACTACATTATAGAATAATCCATCTGTGGCTGCAGTACGAAGATTGGCATTTGATATATTAGCGGTTGCTAATTGATTATATGTAATGCTAGTTGGGTTAAAACCACCTTCACTAATTACAGTATTACATACCTGTTTAATGAATGGGCTTGTAGAACCAGTGTTGGTCAATTCATATCTTATAGGCAACACCGCGGTTGTCATATAGGAAGTGGTGTTGATATTATCATTATGGAATGTATGTGCAACAACCATTCGGCCGTCAACAATAAATCCGCAACGAACATCACCAACACCCAGCCATTCGATATCCATCCAGAATATATTTGCTTTACTAATATCTAAAATTCTGCCACTAATTCCGGTTCCGTCAAACTTATCGCCATTCCAATTTGCCTGCTCAACAGAAATTTCTGTTGAATCGCCAACTGTTGTATTTGTGCTGTCTGATCGCAATACAAATCGTAAGCCATTACCATTACGAGGCGTCACTACATCGGCGGTGCCGTTTGTTTGTTCAAGATAAATGCCATTATCACTGCTAAAATAACCGATTCGTTGCGTAACTGTTTGTGATCCCGTTGTGGTACGGGCACTGAAAGCAAAACTATTCATTAAGAGCAATGATTTTCCTGGCTGATAAGGAAATACAACATTGCTTTGTCTCGTCACAGTTCCAGCACCGGCTGGCGCCTTTAAGTCAACAGCGCTTTCACTTTGTATATAAGCTACTGCACCAGTTCCGGTAAGAACATTATTCCATTTTTTATTTTCTGAATACCGATGCTGACTATCAAATAATGTATAAGGTTCAGCCACACGAAGGCGCCCAAACCCGTCATATGCTGTTGAGGTTGCAGTTGCAGCACTTGAAGAATTGCTAGTAAACCCATAGTCAAGGTAATCCTCAATCTTACGAGACAACGTGCGTGGAGCAGTATAGTGTGGCATAACAATCTATTTATAATTAAGCACAGCTTTTGACCATCTTTGCTTCTTCATCGCGGCGTGTAAGTAATCCATCCAAACCTTTGCCAACCCAAAGACGTTTCATATCAACGATTTGATCTGCAATGTAGGCATAAATGTCAGCACGATTGGAGGCAATTGCATTCTTGATGTTTAACATTTCAGCACGTGAACTGCCAGTTATGCTGCCACCACGATTAAATACTAAACTTACAAGTGCACCAAAGGCGTCCTCGTGTAGCCGTTCAGAGCCTGGGAATGCACGAACAGTTTCCTTGATAAAGCGTGGTAGCGTGTTGCCTTTGAATACCACTTCAGCTGCTTCCCAAGATACGCTAATATCTTTAAGAATGCGCACTGCATCTTTTGCAGGACTGCTCTTTTTGCCAAGGTGTGGCACAAGTCGGGTATAATCTGATGCGCTTAATAGCCCTTTCCAATCGGTTGCAAATTGAGCAGTAGTATTGTAACCCATATCATAACCAATACCAATGGTAACACCACTTTCACCACCTGGGTAACATGGATTCTTCAATGCTTTATTGTAATAGCTTGGGCCTCCACCCACTTCATACTTAAGAATAAGTTTGTAGGCAGCGTCACCAATACCAACAACGGTTGAGGTTGATACTGGTGCAACAGTAGCTGCAGCTACACCAATCTTAGCTGCAATAGCAGTCCATGTGTGTGCGCCGTCAACACCATCAGCATCCAAACCCAATGCAGCTTGAACACTCTTAACAATTTGTTTTCTTCCGTCGAATTGCATTTATTTTGTAATTTATGAATTTTATCCTTTACAAGTTTAATGTCATATGGTATAATACTTTATACGAAATGGTGCAATATTGTATACCATATGATACGTTAAGGTTGCTTAATTAAACAATCTTGTTACATCAGTTGTTACCGTAGGTTCCCGAAGGGAGTACCGTTGCAATAGAGAAAGAACCATTAGACTGTTTATGCCGCAGGTGTTTTAGCGTCACGAGCAGTCTTCTTTAGTTTGTTTAATATTGCGCTATCGCCTGTAATCATACTAACCAATAGAACAAGAGTATCACCAATGATTTTCTTTTGTTCTTGAGTTGGTGGATGTCCGCCTTCAATAGCTTTCATGCCAAGAGCTGCTTTATTTGCATCGCCTGGTGATAACAATCCAAGGATAGCCAACTGTTTGAATTTATAATAGTCAACTTCTTCGTCTAGTTGAGTTCCTTCGGTTTCAAACTCTTCGTTTTGAGCTGCATAATAAGCACCTAGCGCCATCTTGATGCGTTCCTTTTTACTCTTGCCTTCAAAGCGTGTGTCGGTACTCTTTACAAAATCACTGATCCATACACCTGCATCGTCGTCTGCACTCAACTTTTCTTCTGTCATCCACTTAAGACCGCGTTTCTTAGCCTCAGCTGCAGCAGCTTTAAGCTCCTTTGCAAACTGATCGCCCACCTTTGCGGTTGTCCAGTTTATATTTAACCACATCTTAAGGTGTTTGTCATCAAATGTTTCAAAACTACGATCTTCATTGACAGCATTCTTCTTCTGTTGAACACCAATCTTTTGAATAGCTTTAATAGCATCTCCCATATGATCAAACATGGTTACCTTTTCATCATTGACAACTGCATAGCCATCTTCAAGAATAACGAACCATACGTCAGCCCACTTACCAGCGCGCATTGGAATACCATATAGATGGTAAATGTCATCCTTAGGCAGGCCTTTAAAGCTGCGTAGGTCAGAACCTTTAGCTGCTTCAAAACCTAGTCCGTGAAGTGTTGTATTAAGAATCTTCCATGAATGACTTTCGGTAAGGTCAACAGCTGGAACGGCGTTTAAGATTTGCGATAATGTTTTCATAATAGTTTGAATTGTTTTGGGATTGAGATGTAGTTTGTGTTTTTATCGTAAAAGATAATTGGATGCTGCGTAGCACCAGGCAGGTTATCAACTTCTAGGCGCAATACATTAGAACGTGCACTAGCAACCCAGCGGCCATTATAGGTATCACCTATGCGGCATGCGCCGTGACTCCCAATGCAACGAATCTTAGCGGTTTCTCCTTTATCAATACCGCCAGCTTCATAATCGTCTGGTGTATTCTCTTCAATGAATGCATGATACTTTTCTTTAATATCAAGAATACTGAGGCTTTTAAAGTCGGCTGTGCTTTCAACAAATTGCGCAATCAAGTCGTCATATGGACTATTGGTCGCTATTTGAACAATACGTTTTTGTCTTTCTTCTACTAAATTTTTCATGCTGTGCATAATGGTTGTATATTTTCTAATGTTAGTCGCAAGTCAGCCACAAAGATTTTGCTTTCGGCTAGCGTATGCAGGTTCTTACACACTACATAGTTTGGTTTTTGTTCAGTGATCATTAGTTCAGCTTCACCGGTTTTGGTGCTGTATACCACATCACCTTTGTTGAAAATTTCTCCAGCAATATAGCGTTCACGGTTTTCTGAAACGGCTACAAATTGAACATGTTTGCGAAAGTTGTGGCTTTCTTTAAGACCGAGGCCAACGCGCACTGCATTGAACATGTCTTTGACATCACCAAATGTTTTGGGTACGCCTTTTGCAAATGCTTCAAGATCATTGTTGGCGGCCGCCGCTCGCATTTTGCTAGCACTCATACCGCTGACTCCATCACTATCAGGATCCCGTTCACCAGCGCTCTTAACTTCAATACCATCACGGAATGAGTAGTATCCATGGCCGGCTTTAACGCCATCATATTTGTTTAACAGCTTTGTGAATTCATCTATACGATCGCTGCCAACAACCAGAGTCAATTTGTTATATCCGCCGTCATATGCTTTTACAGCAACATCAAATACGTTCTTTACACTTTTATCAGATATAATACTGCGCCCATATGATGGAAACATTTTGCGAAGAAACTTAATCTTGTCATCATAAGCTAATGGATTTTTAAGGTCATTACTTTGAGAAGAATAGATTAAAAAGTTTTTGCCTTTTGCAATTTTTGCGACAGCATCAAATAATTTTTCATGACCAACGGTAGGTGGATTGTAGCGCCCAAAGGTAACTACAACGCCATTAGTGCGCTCTTCAGTAAATGACTTAAAGGACTTTATCATAATATGATTTATACACCTTTAACAAGGTTTTTATATAGTCCTCCTGGACCAGCAAGCTTATTGCCGGCTGGACGATATTTACCACGCTTATACTTTTTATTATAATCATCACGGCTCATTGCACCGGCATTAACTCGGGCCCAATCTGCGCGCTGCGGTCCAGTTAATACAGCTTCAGCCGTTGGTGTCAATGCATCAAATTGTGCTTCAAAACTTTCATCACATTCACATGGCTCGGTCGCACACTCCTCACACGGCTCTTGGGTTGCTTCACCAATAATTCCACGGCGGCGCTTTTTGTATTGATATGCAATCAATCCGATAGCGTCATCCCATGCGCCTTCAGTCTGATCAACAACCATCAAGTCTCTAAATGAAAAAGGTTTGCTCATAGGTTTGTATTTATATTATCCTTTGGCTATAAGATTGGAATTGTTTTGCAATCTCTACTAATGGGTCGTCCTGTATATTTGAATAGTTCATATTATCTTCTGACATGCGTGAATAATAATTACGGGCGGCGACCGTATCCCATCCTCCAGTTAACTTTTTAACCAATGCTTGCATATCACGATCTTTAGTACCTCTAAACTCATCGACAACATCACGTTCAACACTAGTTAACTTTTGAGCAGCAGAGGTATGTGCCTTAATGATGATAGCCAAGATTTGGTCATGTGTAAGATTTGGATACAACTTACTCTGCAATTGTTTTGTTTTGGACGGAGTATCATTGGTCGTGCGGTCGCCATATAAATTAAAATTTTCTGAATCGGAACAGACCCATAAGATGTTATTTTTTAACTTAAATGCGTCGTGTACAGCTTTAACATCAGACATTTTAATGTCATTCTGTTTGGCCCAAAAGGTAACAAAATCAAACTTTTTATTGCGAAAAACTTTTACTGGGATGTTTGACCAAACACGACCAGCACGCGTTTTCATGCGCGCAGCGTCTTGATCATCAAAGCCACGGTTAATTTCACTAAGGTTGTGTTTGATATCATTAGGTTTTAACGGCTTAAGAGTATATACATCATGATACTTTAGGACTCTCTGGATGCTAGCCGCATCACAAACACCACCGTTGTATGCTTTTTTAAGCGCAATGAAGATGGCATCGTGTACAGCACGCTTATTGGTGCGGTTTAGCATATATATTAGTGTACCACGCCCCGGCCCAATATACATGAATGGACCTGTTGCTTCTCTCATTTCATAGAATGAATAGTTAACATTTAAGTCAGATGGTGTTGAATAATTAGCTGGAATAGTTTGTGGTGCATCTGTGCCTTCAAGTATAGCACGTGCTATACCTACCAATGGATCGTCTTGTGTGTTAAACGTTTGCATATAGTTCTATTTATTATTTTTGCCAGCCTTTGATTACATTTGGATCAAAATTATTTTTACTGAATGTCATGCGGTCAACCAGTTTGACTGCACCACCTTTAAGATGGTCAATTGCAACAAAGCCTTCTTGACTTGTTACGCGGAACCCATCACTTGTTTTGACAAAGGTATCTATCTTTTTGAGACTGTCAAGCTTTTCTATAATAATAAGTTTAGCCTTGACAATTGCATTTTGTAGCTGATACATCAAGTCAAGATTAGCTTTGTTGGAGTCATTGAAAAATGCTAGGTAAGCATCTTTGCGCGCGCTTGCGG